TGGGGCGGCGCTCTTGTAGCGTGCGCCCCATTGGTTATTGTGAGGTACTATGCGGCGTCCGAAATACAGCGTAAGTCAGCAGATCGAATCTCTGAAATCGCATGGCGTCACATTTAATCTGTACACGGAAGCAGACGCGCATCGGCAGTCTCAGATTCCTTGATCCCGCCTGTGGTTCCGGAAACTTCCTGACCGAAACGTTCCTCGAACTACGACGCATGGAGAACCGGATCATCAAAGACCTCGTCGATATGAGGAACACGCTGCCCGCCAGCCAGCTGCAACTCGACATGGGCGACACCGTCAACAACATCCAAGTGTCCATCGACCATTTCTATGGAATCGAAATCAACGGTTTCGCCTGCGCCGTGGCGCGAACCGCATTGTGGATCGCTGAACAGCAGATGCTCGACGACACCAGTAGCATCATCAGCGGCGTGCCGCGACTCCCGTTCACGGACACCGCGCACATTCTCGAAACAAATGCGCTTAGACTCGACTGGAACACGCTCCTGCCCGGCATGGAATGCGATTACGTGATGGGCAACCCGCCGTTCATCGGACAATCGCAGAAAACCGACGAACAACGCGAGGACATGCGACTCGTCTGGGCCGACCAATACGACGGATACCTGGACTATGTGACCGGCTGGTTCCGCAAAGCCTCCCAATATTGCGTGAAACCAGGCGCCGAATTCGCGTTCGTATCCACGAACAGCATCTGCCAAGGCCAGCCGGTCGCAGCATTGTTCAAACCGTTGATCGATGACGGATGGCATATCAAGTTCGCCCGCACCAGCTTCAAATGGGACGCCCAATCCCGGATCGTCGCCGGAGTCTCCGTGATCGTCACCGGGTTCACCCGCATGGCTCACGGCAACGCCACCTTGTATAAGCTGGATCAGGTTGAAACCGTGCCTCATATCAACCCGTATCTGATTCCCGGCCCGGATATCTTCATCAGCAAACGCATGAAACCACTGGGCTCACAGTCCTCCGCCGTCAGTGGGTTGAAGCCCGCGGACGGCGGAGGACTGATGTTGAAAACCCAAGCCGAATACGAGCAGGCCATGAACGACCCGATCGCCGCGAAATACGTACGCAAATGCGTCGGCGCCGACGAACTCATCAAAGGCAAGGACAGGTGGTGTCTATGGCTTGTCGACGTGGAACCGGACGAAATCGAAAAATCCAAGTTCCTGCGAGAACGGGTCAATTCAGTGAGATTGTTCAGAGAACAGTCAAAGAAACCAGGCGACGCATACAAGCTCCGGCATACCCCTTGGCTCTTCCGGATGACCGAGTATCCGACTGATTCGAACCTACTCGTGATACCAAGGCATTTTCTTGATCGAGAGTATATGACTGTTGACTGGATGAACAACGTCATAGTTACTGATGCTTGGTTCGTCATGCCTGATTCAGATGGTCTCAACTTCGCCATCATAGAATCCTCCATGTTCACGGTTTGGCAAGAAACGGTGGGAGGCAGGTTACTGGAGGGATGCCGGTTTTCCAGTACGGTCGTTTGGAACAATTTTCCTGTTCCTGCCTTCGATGACAAGACCCAGCAACAGCTGGTCGACGCCGGGCAAATTGTGTTGAAAGCTCGAGATGCTCACCCGACCAGCAGCCTGAAGACCCTGTATGATCCGAAATACATGCCAGTGGATTTGAGACAAGCTCACGAGGAGTTGGACAAGATCGTGGATGTCGCATTCGGAGCGGACAAATGGCTCAAAGACGATGACAATGCAAGATTGAAGGTTCTCTTCGACTCGTATCGGAAGCTGGCTTGACATCGGACGGTGTCCTAACGGTGGGAAAACGTTTCGTTAGGACACCGTTTTTTTCTTCCCCACTATAAAAAGATATGTCACGTATGTAGTATGACTATAAGCACTGCCCGTCAGCCCTTATAGGAGAAGCGGTTTGAGCAGATTCATTACACCGATAGTCCACGGGTTCGGCAGCGATATTCCACGGAAACGACGCCGATAGGCCACTAAAACAGCAGCGATAGTCCACTATCATTGCAGGGATACTCCACGCCGTAAGGTTCTTGCCAAGGCTGATTACACCGATAAGCCACTACTGGCTACACCGATAGGCCACTATCCACAACAGTGTCGAATAGGGCCAGTATACAAGGCCGAAACTGGTGGAGAACAATGCGTTGGGACTGTGGATAGTGTGTTTTGCACCGATAGGCCACTATTTTCCTCGAAGCTATGGAACACGAAGCCTTTTATAGGGGGGTCGGGAGCTGCAGAACCCGCTCATTCGAGGTTCCGCTCGGGAGGCTTTACACCGATAGTCCATCAGCAGAGACAAGAAAACAGCACCGATAGGCCATCAACGGATCGGCGGGATTGCACCGATATGCCACTACCTCAGAAAGATAGAGCGTCAGCCCGTTCTCGAAGCCGGAAAGCTCCCATATACAACCAAACTGCACCGATAGGCCACTACGTGTGGAACGAAATCCACGAATCAATTTCAAAAAAAAAATTGGGAAACTGCACCGATAGGCCACGTGTCGATACACCGATATGCCATCAGTATCAAAGCCGACTGCATTAAGCACTGATCTGCATCAGTGAATAGGGTGGGACGAATTAGTGGCCTATCGCTGCCAATCGCCCCGCCCCTCGTCCAAAGCACGCCGTTCCGCCTTGGGTGGGACGGACGTTGGCGACGGGTGCAGGATGATGCCGTCCCGGGTGGTTTCCACGTTCGCGGCGGGATATACGTCGTGGATTTTCTTCAATGCTTCACGGAACTTGGCTTTGAACACGCGGCGTTCCTTGATGCTGTCGCCGAAACGTCCGTGCAGCCAATCCCAATCCAATGTGAGGTCGTGACGCAGGTTGCGGAATGTTCCGGTCAGCCACACGTACACGTCATAGGGGAGAACGGATTTGCCGGACAGCAGGTAGTTGGTGGCACGAGTGTCAAATGGTGCCGACTCCTGGGCGAGCCTGTCCCACACTTCATCGGTGAGAATAAACTTGGCGCCGCTGAAATCCTGATTATTGTTGTCGTTCAGGAAGCTGACGGCCTTCACCATCTGCATGTTCACGGAGTCGAACCGATCCCGGTTGCCCGCAAACCCGGTTTTCTGCCTGATGCTGATATGACAGTACAGGAGACGGCGCAACTGTTCCTGCAAACGTTTCGATGACTGTCCTCCACGGGGTATGCCGAGCTCTTCGGACAACTGGTACATGCTGGGAATCGTGATGGTGTGCTGCGACGGGTCAACGGTCGGGGTTTTCCTCGTTCCCGCAGAGCGAATCTGCTTTGCCATCCACGCCATCAAAAGTCGGGGATATTTCCCGTAGGGGAAGTCCCTTGACCTGGTGAGGCTATCGATACCGGCTTCGAGGATGTATTCGACGGTACTGTTGTCTTTGCTGACGAAGTCGGTGCCTTCCGCCGGGGGAGTGGCGGGGAAAAGGGTGCTGGTGAGGATGCTGTGCCCGTACCAGATTTCCTTACTGTCCGGCAAACGGTTTTCGATGTCTGAGATCGTGGCTACCCGGTCGAGCACGAGGTCGGTTGAATGGGTAGCTGGTTTCGTGTTGTCCGGACTGTTGTTGGTCATGGTTCTCTATGGTACCGGCAATCAATGGAATACGAAAAAACGATGTTTGGTGGTGCTTGTCCGGGTTTTTCCCGGTGCGACACGCCGTATATCAAACATATTTTGTTGTTATTAACCATTGATATTTCAACATTTTGGCTTGTCTATAGGGTTTCGCTTTTTGACAGCACCAAAATACTTGTTATACTGAATGTGTCCACATAAAAAAGAAAGAGGTTCAAAGGACTCCTTAAAAACGGGTCATTTCTTCAACTTCTCTCAAGACTGCAATCCGACAAAGCGGATCACCCGGAGCAAGACCGGAGCAGTCGCGAAGCATCCTGCGTAGGAAGCCAACCACTACACCACGCACGTGATGCGGACGCTTGAAAACCGAAGAGAGACACCAAAAAAACATTCTTGTCCAAGGCAACTCTAGCCCGCATGGGCGTGAGGACAAGACCTTGGATCATACGCCACCCCTGCAAGGTGGCAGCAGTAAAGACATGGGTTGAATAGCTGTTGTTCACGCCATCCGACCCATATCATTGGGGCTGACAGGCTTTCGATAGCCTGCAGGAAACCATTTGCTACGTGCCGGAGGCCGGCAAGGACAACCGTCATCAACCTTGCCACAAGAACGAACGCCAACACCGTTTCTTCTTCCCGTTTCACCCTCGTGGCGTGAAACCCGATTCTGACCCCATTGCCGATTAACAGGCCAGAATCGGAAAACTTTGAATCGGACTGGTCGGACAGTCGGACGATGGATTCGCCCGGCCAGCATATGAACATCGTCTACAAGCCGTGCAGGTTCGCCGAACGCACCCTGTCCACGGATGATCTTCCCCACGCAAGTGGGGATCAGCCGCGTCGGATACGCACGTGACAGCAAGCAAAGGCTGACAGCAGGCTAGACCCGAGTTCGATTCTCGGCAGCTCCACGACCCGATCCATCTCCCATGAGCTTGTGCAGACTCACGGTCTGCGGGTACAGATGAATCAGGCACGGTATGCATCGCACCGTGACGGGCAGAAGCGATGCACCGGTGGTGTGGCCCAGCGGCGACGGCAGCAGACTGTAAATCTGCGACAAGGAAACACCGGAGGTTCGAGTCCTCCCGCCACCACTATCCGCCTGGTTGCAAACAGGCGGATTAACAGGTAGCGGCGCCTTCAAGGCCGTGCTGTGGTTTTCGTTTGCACACAGTATCTAAACAACAAACGGATTTTATCCGCTGTCAGGCTAGTCTCATTAGTCTGACAGCGAACGGTAAAAGCCGGAATGATACGCGCCATGAGACGACGCGTTCCGGCCGGCTTCGTAGCTCAAACGGCGGAGCATGCATGGTTGGTGGTTCGAATCCACCCGGAGCCACGTTTTTGACAGGTCTTACAACCGGAGAGTCGAGGACTGTGAAGAAGAACTGGAAGAGCGTGCAAATCCTAGGTCGCACGCTTGGAAGGGGAGGTTTCGCAGGAGGTTAGGAAAACCGGTGGAGACAGTCTAAACACGCGAAAGAATCAAGATGAAAGCATCGTGGTACTGGCTTAAGACGGTGCCAGAATCTGAGGAAATCGCGTTTAATAGGGCACGTACGTAGCTGGTAAGCCACGGAGTCCTGTCAAAAATATCGGATTGTGGCGCAGTTTGGTAGCGCACGTGCTTTGGGAGCATGGGGTCGCAGGTTCGAATCCTGTCAATCCGACTCGGAGACCAGCCATCCCTCTTTCGGCTGGCGGACTATACGTCACCGCCGTGCGACGTATCCGAAAAAAGCACGGCCATGCGGATGTGGTGCAGTGGTAGCACGCCTGCTTCCCAAGCAGGAAACCGCGGGTTCGAACCCCGTCATCCGCTCTATCCGGAAAACCAAAACAATGGATCTGATCCAACAATGGGACTCGTAGCCGTCCTTTCCATGTGGACGCTTCCGGAGAAAACATGGACGAACAGCCTCGGCATGGGCACGCAGCGTCAAGGAATAAGGAAACATGCCATCGCCCCGGTAGCTCAGAGGAAGAGCAGGTGCCTTTTAAGCACTGGGTCCGGATATCGTAATTCCGTCGGGGCACGATGCTTGGTAAATCGCCGAGCATAAGCGCATCAATCTATTATCGGATAGGCTGCGGCAACTTCTTCTTCCGGCCGCGCGCGAAACAAGGGAAGGAAAACACACAGTGCGACGGACCAGGGAAGGGCCTATAACCCAGATCCCATAACAGTCCGTCGTACGGTGCCTCTGTAGCTTAAATGGTAGAGCAACGGTCTGAAGCACCGTGGATGCTGGTTCGATTCCAGACGGAGGCACGAAGCAATCCATCCGATCAATGGACTGCTTTCAGGGAGTGATCGAACAATTGCATCGGAAACGAGGCGATAAGATGAGCCGGGCCCGGCAGGGTGGTTTGCGACCGAACCGGCGGCACGTCCAGAGGGGATCTGACATGATCTCGTTTGTCCTCGACGTTGCTGGTAAAACCCAATCCAGTCTCCCGATTCCCCTCCATCTGTCATTCAGGACGGATGGGGAGGACGCTCTTTTTGCAGCGATGGTCTCCGGAGCGACATCAATGAGGACCATGCCGAACACGGCCCGGCACAGGCGTACGTCGTTAAAGGAACGAAATGTGCCATCGCCCTTGTAGCTCAATCGGATTCAGAGCGTTGGTCTACGGAACCAGAGGTTGCGGGTTCGAACCCCGCCGAGGGCACTCGGAACAGGAAGCTACTCCGCTACCTATCTTCGGCTTCCTGCTCCACATGCGTCGGTAGCTTAACGGCAGAGTACCGGTCTCCAAAACCGGTGGGTGTGAGGTCGAGACTCACCCGACGCGCCAGGACGGTATTGTTTGGCTCCTTACTCACTCACGGATTCGTCAAGCCGAATGATACCGTCCCACATTCTTCCCCATGACCGGCATCCCATTCTTCCCCTCTCTTTCGGGATGCTCAGGTTGATATCGGCCACGAAGGTCGACCGTGGTGAGGAACAGTCGGCCAAGTTCCCGTAGCCCAACCGGCAGAGGCACGCCCCTAAACGGCGTTCGGCGCAGGTTCGAAGCCTGCCGGGAACACGACGCATGGCACAAGGCCATGTGTAAGCGCAACATCGCAATTACGGTGGTATCCGCAGACCACGCGCGAAAAGAAGGCGGAAAACGTGGATGCCTAGGCAACAACAATATTCCAAAAAACGAATTACTCCTTTGGAAAAGGGTTGTCGCTTTTCTTGAACCGTAGGCATCCACCTTGCTCCCGTAGCTCAGCGGAACAGAGCAGAAGAGTTCTAACCTTATGGTCGTGGGTTCGAATCCCACCGGGAGCACGAGATCCGCACGAATACGTCAACCAGTTTGTTCCTTCGTGTGGATCAGTGGAGTAGTGGCAGAGCGGTCGAATGCGACTGTCCCGAAAGCAGCAGGGGCGCAAGCCCCCGGAGGTTCGAATCCTCCCTACTCCGCGAACCCCGCATGAAAATCGTTCCCATGAGGGGTTTATCGAGGTTTGGCCGGTGTGCCCCGTACTGAAAACACTGGCATGGATGGTGGGCCGTGCGGTAAAGGCGCAGTCCTGCTAAGACTGTTGGGGCGGAAGTCCCTGGCGAGTTCGACTCTCGCACCATCCGCTAGCCGATCTGCAGTGATAGGCCACGGGATAGGGCCTGGAATCCAGTCAGCAAAAACGGGTTGGATCGGCATGGCGGAACGCAGTCGGGCATACGTGTCCGATGCGTTCGCGCACATTCCTCCTTGGTGTAACGGCAGCACACGGGTCTTTGGAACCCATAGTCCTGGTTCGAAACCAGGAGGAGGAACATAATCGGCGGTTACGCCAACCGGCTGTTGGCAACGGTCTGCAAAACCGTGAACGGTGGGTTCGACCCCCACAACCGCCTCTCAGCGGCAGCATTCTTCGTTTCGATTTCTTCCTCTACACTCGAACGATGTGTTGTACCGGACATACAGGGTTTCGGCATCACCCCAGGCCGCGAAAACGATGCCATCGCCCTTGTAGCTCAGTGGATAGAGCGTCCGCCTCCGGAGCGGAAGGCCACGAGTCCGATTCTCGTTGAGGGCACGCACGAAAACTCCGCCAACCATAATGCACGGAGTCCTCTTCTTCTCTTCTCTCTCAAACCGTCGCGCCTCGTACGGGTTCGTGCATCACGAGGCAACGCCCTTGTAGCTCAACGGATAGAGCGCCGGTTTCCTAAACCGGGCGCAGCCGGTCCGACTCCGGCCATGGGCACGATGCCTTGTTAGCTCAGTCGGTTAGAGCGCGGAGCTCATAACTCCATGGTCGTTGGTTCAAGCCCAACACGAGGCACTAGGATACCGTCGTCAACGTCACCGCCTGTTCTCTCGATCCATGGGGAATGGGGATGGAGCGATGGATGGCATTGCAGCTTTTAGTCCTTTCAGCTTAGGCTAAGCCGTTCAGCGTCGGCATCCGATAATCGCATTGCTAGCTCAGTAGGCCAGAGCACCCTGCTCATAACGGGGAGGTCGTTGGTTCGATTCCAGCGCAATGCACGAGTGCCGTATTTTGACGGTTCCCGCACTCGGTAAAAACGGAACCGTTGGACAGTCAAGGAGCCTGAAGCCGACCCGGCGGAAGGCTCCTACCCACGGGGACGAATACCGCGCCCCCGTTCGATGCGCGCCGCATCACATGGCTGTAGCGGCGAAAGGGGCATCATGCGAACACGGACCGCGTGATGCGGGCGACGGAGTCCATGGCCGGCCTCCACCCTGACGAATCACGGCTAGGCGAACGCACGGAGTTCATGACCCGTGCGGGGCGTTGGTGTAATGGCAGCACGCCACCCCCTGTGGGTGGAGATCCGGGTTCGAATCCCGTGGCGTCCGCTAGGGAATCCGCTTTCTGATACGGTGTCTGCGGATTCCTGTTTGCGGTGTTAGCACAACGGTTAGTGCCTCAGTCTTCCAAACTGATTACGCGGGTTCGATTCCCGTACACCGCTCGATACGATTCCATGCCCGTTGGGAGTTCCCGGCGGGGAAGCCATGACCATGCGACTCGTGTCCGATGATCCGCGCCTCCGTTTGTTCGACGGACACGCGGATATCGCCGGCGCCCATCATTCCAGGATGATGCGAACAGCCCTCCGTCGGAAGGGCCGGCGCGAATCCGATCTGCCCATCCGCCAAGTGCGGACAGGGTTTCCTGAGTCGTAATCGATTACGCCTCTTGTCAGCCGATCCACATGATGTGGAAACGGTCTCGGTGGAGCATGGGCGTCATAGCCCGTGATCCTCGTCATGCCTCATGCCGTAGTATGCGCGTCCACCGCAAGCATGAGTGCAAGGATCCGGCACGAGTGGCCGGATCGATTGTGGACTGTGCGGATATTGCGACCTCGCAAGGGTGGTATCCGCACATGCTTTCGTAGCCCAACCGGTAGAGGCAACAGTCTAAGGAACTGTCCAGTCCGGGTTCGAACCCCGGCGAAAGCACCAGCGGAAGCAACGGCGTCAACGCCACCCGATCCGGTTCGAACGTCTGACGGAACGGGAACGATGCTACGGTAGGTTCTCTCCATAACTGGGACCCGTAACCGTTGCAGCGCCCACTTCCGCTCATATTCTTGCGGAATATGATGTCAACGCCACCACCCGCCCGCTGCCATATTGGGGCGGAGTGGAACGATGGTCAAGGCGCAGGCCTGCAACTCAGTGGCCTGAACAGAACCGCCTCTCCAGCATCGTATCCGCAACATGGCTTCGTCTTCCAACCGATAGGATGCCCTTTTAGGGTGATGCGGGTTCGAATCCCGTCGAAGCACGATGGGCCCAGTGGCCACATGCGAAACGCTGGGTTCCGAATGGGAGCAGTCTTTGACGTCCTCCCCACGGTTTAAACCGGGGGATTCCTCCTATCGTTTTGCGGTAGGAGAGGTTCTGGTTTCTAAGAGACTGCCACGGATTCGCGTGTAGCGTTTCCGATAGTCTTACGTCCCTGTTCGACCGGGGTGCCGTCCGCGCCCCACAGGTTTTCCGATGTGATGGCGAGCGTGTCCAATCCTCGTTTGAGAATGTTTTTCGCCGCGTTCACGTCAGCGTTCGTCTTATACGAGCATTTTTTGCAAATGAACACCGCTTGGCTCTCGCGGTTTTCTTTCGCCACATACCCGCATTGACTGCATGTCTGGCTTGTGTAGGCCGGGTTGACGAGTATCATGCCCACGCCGTCGGCAAGCTTGGTCTTGTATGCGAGCATGGACGATAGTCTTCCCATGCTCGCCTGTCGGAGACTACGGTTGAGTCCACGTTTCGCCGCCTGACCATTGTGAAGATACCTGCCTTCATGCAACGGGTCGGGAACAGGCTTGTTGCGTCGGCTCATGTTCGCTAATCGTAGGTTCTCCAACACAATCAAATCATTGTCACGCACGAGTTGGGTCGTGTATTTTTGGTACACGTCATCCAGTATGCGTTTGGATTTCGCATGCAGTTTTGTGATTTCCAGCCGGGTCTTCCAATATGCGCGGCTGGTTCTGCCACTATTCGCGTATTCTTTCTCACTGGAATATCCGGCTGTCTTGACCCTACGGGCTTGGCTTTTCTGACGCTTCCGGATTTCACGGTCGATGGCTTTCAGCCTGTTCTTGGGTAAGTCCATGAATCGACCGTTGGAGTCGGCGGCTGCATGCGCGCATCCACGGTCTATGCCGATGGCCTTTCCGGTGGGCTTGCGTCTGATGGGGAGGGGAATGTTGTTGAATACTACGGTACGGTTCGTCCAATCCACTTGGATGGCCGTGTATTCGCGTATCGGCTGACTGACGCGCACGTGCAGGAGGATGCGATACCGTAACGGTTCACCGGCTTGGGAGTATCCTTTCGGATTCTGTCCAGTGATGGTGATTATGCCATGATTCCTGTTGACCTGACGGTATACGGCGTTGCGTCCCCCGTTGTACCAGCAGATGAAATGCTGTCCGTCACGCTTATACGATTTGAAGCGGGGCATTCGTCCCGGCTTCAACCGTTTGCCTAACAGGGTTTTGCGTCGTTTCACGGAGGTGAACCATTCGACCCGTTCGATTCTGGTCGGGGATTCCAAGATGAGGGAAGGCACTGCGGTTAGCCAAGAGCATTCTTTCCGAGACTGGCTGACGCTACGAGTGTCGGGCGTGCCGCCAATGGGGATGAGAGTCTTGTCCTTACCGTATTTGCAACGGTTCGACCTCAGCTGGTTGAACCGGTATCGCCAAGCATCACAAAGCCATTCCATTGCCTGACTGCCGGTATTCGCGTAAAGATTTTCGGAACATGGGTCATGCTGGTCGGTATAACCGATGAACGGTTTGGCACCGTCCAACGTCACACGTTCCAACACGACTTTCTGGCTCATATTTCTAATAATACCACATTAAGCGTAATATGGAAAAAAGAAAGCTGTGATTCCTCCCCGCGCCTAAAGGCGGGGGCACCCTCACAGCAAAACGGTGGTTTGACTTTTCTCTTTTACTTGTTATACTGAATATGTCCACATAAAAATGAAAGAGGAAAACCAATGAACATCGCATACTCCCGTTATCTGCAAAACGCGCTCGAACATAGCACCCTCACCGATGAGGAGAAGCAAGGCGCACACGCCTTCCTGAAATTCCTGTCAACCTACAAGCCCACAGGGCTGAACGTCAGGGAGCCGGATTTCTACGGTTATGGTGATGCGTTCGGCCAGTACGGCGTCACCTACTTCGACCAGCAAACCCTCGAAGACTATGGCATCGACCCTGACAAGCTGGACGCGCTTCAGCTTGACCAGCTGATGACACGCTGGACGGAAGAAGCCTACGACATGCTCAGCGGCGATGGCTGCGACATCATCCCCGACTCGCTTGACAACGCGATTCAAGCGCTTGGATTCGACCGTGAAAGCATCGAGGCGTGAAATCATGATGAACATTGAAGACTTCAGGAACATGTTCCGCGCACACTTGAGCCATGAAATCTGGGACAAGTGGCGCAAAGGACAGCTTGACGTGTCCATGCGCCGCAACACTCCTGACGGATGCGAATACGAGGAACTTCCCAAAGAGGCGGCAGATCAGATTCTTGACGGTGGGGAAATCCATTCCTGCGAGGATTTGGCAGACCCCACCGAGGTGATTTCCGACCGATACGCCTGTTCCCTGTATGGCATCACCACGTTCAAACCCAGCGAGTATGCGATAGAAGAAGACTTCCCGAATGAGGTGGTTCTCCTCGTCCGTGGTTGGAGCGTCGCTGATTTTATGAGCGACTGGACGAAGCTCAACGCAGTCGATGAGTAAAAGACAAGGAACAGAATGTACGAGATTAAAAGCATCAAAGATGGAACCTACGGCGCATACGAGTATTCGACACCAGTACCCGCAGACTACAGCTTCAAACAGATGCTCGCCATGGCACGAGACATCGCCAATGCGAACGGATATGAGGCAAGCATCTACGACGACGAAAACGAGATGATCATCACCATCTCGCCCGAACAATACAGCATGGGAGTGGCGGCATGAGCAGCAGGAAACTCGTCAGCGTACAGGAAATCACCAACATCGAACCCATCGAGGGAGCTGATCGTATCGAAGTCGCCCGCATATTGGGGTGGCGTGTGGTCGTCGGCAAGGACATGCATCTGAAGCCGGGGGACAGGGTCGCCTATTTCGAGACGGATAGTCTTCTGCCCGCCTACGACCCGCGCTACAAGTCGTTCCAAAAGCGTGGACAGAAGACCATGATCGTCGGTTCCATGGAAGTCACCGGCCATGTGCTGCGAACCGTGAAACTGCGCGGCGTGTACTCGCAGGGTCTGATCATGCGTTTGGATGAACTCGGATTCCGGTATACGCCGGCAGTCGGCACGGACATCACCGATAAGGCGAATGTGCTCAAATACGAGGAGCCCCTGCCGATGGGCGGCATGCAGGTCGGCCGGTTCGACGCACCCTGCTCCAAGTCGGACGCGCCCCGTCTGCAGACGCTCACCGAATACTGGGACGAATTGAAGACGTTGAAAGCCGTGCCGACCGTGAAGGTCGATGGCACCAGCACCACGCTCAGCATGGATGAACGAGGACAAGTCCACGTGTATTCCTGCAACTGGGAGCTTGACTCCATGTCCTCGAACATGCGGCTCGCCAAAAGATTCCAGTTGGATAAGATGCTATGGCCCGGCATGGCCGCCCAATTCGAATTGTGCGGGCCCGGCATTCAATCAAACCGTTTGAAACTGCCGGCCCAACGCCCGTTCGTCTTCGCCGTGTGGAAAGACCGCCATAAGATCGACCGCGACCAGTGGCCGACGGGCATGCCGAATCTTGCTGTCCCGGAACTCGATGAACACGAGTGGGCATTGACGGAGAGCGTGGACGACATGATCGCCAAAGTAGACGGGTTGCGTGGCAACGTCACCAAAGACTGTCTGGACGAGGGCATCGTCTGGCATCTGCACGAAGACCAGCAGTTGTCCGAAGGATTGGCGAACGAGCTGGGAGCCAATCGGTGCTTCAAGATCATCAACAACAAATACCTGACGAAGAACGGACTATAAGAGCATGGCATACCCGATGTTCCCGCTCGTATCGGTTCCCGCATCCTACATGCCGGTACCCGTCGATCTGGTACTGCGCCTCGCCTCGTTCACCCTGGCCCACCCCGGGGAGCCGGGAGGTCTTACCGCCGATGAGGTCAGGCATCTGAACCTGCCCTGCGGCTCCTACGGGTATGAGAGCGAAGCCGTCGACGATTGGCTCGACGAACTGGCAGACCAGCTTGAGAAGAGGCGATAGCTTTGACCAAGATAATCATGGTGGACATCGACAACACGATCGCCGACTATACGAACGGTCTGCGCGACTACATCCGCGAATGCGGACGCGGCGAGGACGAATGCCCCTGCCCGGAGCCGGCGGCCTACGATTTCACGCTGGCCGGCGGCTGGCCGTTCAGCGGGGATCCAAAGGCGTTCACGTGGTGGCATACGCGCGCGGTCGCCGACGGCCTCTATTCACGCGAAGAACCCTATGGGGGAGCCGCCGAAGCTTTGAACCAGCTGCACGATGCAGGCTGGAATGTCATCATGGCGACCAGCCGCGCGGATGACTGGCGCGGCGAAAGCCAACGCTGGCTGCACCGCAACGGCTTCCAGTTCGACGGCTACTACAACGGCGACAAGACGCTGCTCACGCCGGACGTGCTCATCGACGACAGGCCCGTCACATTGGAGGCGATGGCCGCGAAGGGTGTGACCGTACTCCATCCCGGCCACCGGTACTGCAGGGATGCGCCGGGCCGCGTGTTCCGCCGTTGGGCGGCCGTGCCCCTGATCCTGGGAGGCGTGCGATGAAGCCGGAAATCGAAGTCGAACGCCGCGCCGGCATGATCACGGGCGCCTCATGCGGGCATACGAGCCTCACCTGGCTGCCCGACAGGGGCCGTCACGGCACCCGCACATGGGTGCTGTCCACCCATGACGGGGACACGGTCCGCCGCATCCGGCTGAACGCCAACGAGCTGGGCGAACTGGCGGGCATATTGCAGGCGATAGCGAACAAAGGAGAACAGCATTGATTTACGACATCACACCCATCACGTTCAACCAATTGGATCTGCTGTCTGCCGGACACCCGCAGGGTGGTCTTCAGCAGACCGGGCACATGGCGCATCTCGCCGCCCCAGACGTGGAGGCCACGGATCTGATCGGCGTGACCCGTAATGGTGTTCTGACGGCCGGATGTCTGATCGCGTGGACTCGAGGCCGGTTCGGTTTGGAGGGTAGTATCTGGCTTGGTCCACTGTGTACGCTCGACGATCCGAAGCTCCTGGAGAACATGACCCGGGGAATCCGGCTCGCCGCACGCCGCCGCCATGCGGTATCCGTCACCTGCTGGCCGAACATCGAATACCAGAGGCATGATGCGGTCGGGAACCCGATCGGGGTCCCCGACACGATGATCCTTGACGCCTACCGGTCATGCGGCTGGAGGCATCAAGGATTCGACACCGGATACGGGAAAGTCATCAACCGTTGGAATTGGATCAGAACCTTCGACGGTATCAAGGATGAGCAGACGCTGCTCGCCTCATGTAAGCCGCGCACCCGGTGGAGCGTGAACCGGGCGAGAACATCAGGCGTGCGAGTACGCGAACTCGGTGCGGATGAGCTTGGCACGTTCGTGGACATCGAACGGAAGACCGCAGGACGACGCGGCTTCACGGCCCGCGACGAAGACTACTATCGCCGGTTCAAGGAGACATTCGGAAGCCGAGCCCATTTCATGCTCGCCGAAATCCATGCCAATGAGCTTCTGACCGGCCTGACCGCCGAACATGACAGGCTCGCCGATCAGCTGGATTCGCTGAAAACCAGATACGAAGCGCATGCCACGACCCGGCTCAAACGCCAGATTGACGATACGGCCCGCAACCTGACCGCCCTGGAACGTCGCCTCGACGAGGCGCACGCCTTGACCACACATGGTAGCGTGATCCCAGCCGCCTGCGCCCTGTTCGTGGAACACCGGCGTGAAACCGTGTACCTGACAGCCGGCGCTCTCCCCGAATACCGGGCATACCAGGCTCCCGCCCTGTTGGTCCACGAAGGAATGCTCCGCCTGTGCGTCAACAGTACCCAACCGCGACGCTTCAACATGTACGGCATCACCGGCGTATTCAACGACCCGGATGACGAAGGCCGTGGGGTATTGGAATTCAAACAGGGATTCAACGGGCATGCCGAGGAGCTGGTTGGAGCGTGCACTCTACCGACCAGCACGATCCGATACAAGCTCGTTGAAGCCGTTCACGCGATTAAGCCGCTGAAGAAGGCCGGCCAAACAGAAGATGGTCGTTGACTTCCTCCCCACGGCTGAAGCCGGGGTTTTACGGCGCGATTCGGATAAAAATCAAACTAAGCATATACGAGTTTGACTTATTACGTACAAATGCCGTACGATTAACATATGATAGAAACCACGAACAAAGCCAGCCGTTTCGAGATGCGGCTCACGCCGTCACAAAAGGAACGTCTCGACCAAGCGGCCGAAATCAAAGGTCTCAGCACATCCCAATGGGCGTTGTCCAACCTGCTCGTCGCCGCCGACCGTGACATCCAAGAATCGCACGTACTCTATCTGGACGACGAGCAATGGAACTCATTCATAAAATCTTTGGATGAACCCATGCCGACGAAGATGGTAGAGCTGCTTGAAAGCGAACCTATCTGGAAATGAGCGATTTCACCTTTCCACGACGACTGACCATGGAAGACGACATCGATGGGTTCGACTGCGGCTTACCGGTCGTCAACAACTGGCTACGAAACCAGCTGAAGAACGCCGGCAGACAGCATACAGCCGTCGCCTATGCGACATTCTCGAATGGAGTCCTGGCAGGCTTCTACACGCTTAGCGCATACGGTATCAATCACACCGAGGCGAACGGATGGTTAAAAAGAAACAGTCCAGACCCAATCCCGGCGATACTCTTGGGCATGCTTGGCGTAGACATACGCTACCAAACCATGCACATAGGTTCTCAACTGCTAAGGGACGCGACCTTGCGCGCTTCCAATGCGGCTGAAATAGTAGGAGCCAAGGCATTATTCGTCGAACCAGCTTCCGATTCGGCGACAAAATTCTACGAGCATTACGGGTTTCGACATATCGAACGTTCAACGAAAATGTTTCTTCCGTTGAAAAGAAACTGAGTTGACTTCCTGCCTTTCGATTCTTATTCAAACCTGTTCTTTCGCAGTGTTTGATGGTCGATTCCTGTTTCATCGGGTGCCGTCGCCTGCCGGCTGGCTGCGCCGGTGGCTTCGGGGGTGTCATCCTCCGCAGGCATGAGTTCGGGATAGTTCGCCATCCCTACGTTGAGTATGTTCAATGCGGCGTTGAGATCACGGTCCATGACCATGCCGCATTGTTCGCACCGGTAGGTGCGTTCCGACAGAGGCATGGGTTTCCGGCTGCCGCAGTTGGAGCAGATCTGGCTGGATGGATACCAGCGGTCTATTTCGCGCACCGTGGTCTTGTATGCGAGCTGACGGTGCAGTTCGTTGAACGAGCAGTCGGAGACGGCCTTCGCGAGATGATGGTTGGAGAGCATGCCCTTGACGTTGAGATCCTCCATGAAGCATACCCGGTTGGCCCGGACGATGCGGCTGGACGCCTTGTGCAGCCAGTCCTCGCGTTTCACGGCCGTCCGATACTCGTATCTGGCGAGCAACGCCTTGGCCTTGCGCTGGTTGTTGGATCCCTTCTGCTTGCGGGCCACCATGCGTTGCAGATGCTTCTTCCGCTTCTCCCACCGGTACAGGGTCTTCGGATTGTCGATGACCGTGCCGTCCGAGCAGACGGCGAGGCTTTTCACGCCCACGTCGACGCCGAGAACGCCCGCGCCTTGGTTTTCGCGCGCAGGTTCCCCGACGTCACATGATATGGACGCGAACCAGTATCCCGCCTTGCGGCTGATGGTCACGTTGTTGATCTTGTTCACCTGATTCTCATATCTGAACCTTTCCATAAGCCGCAGGCATAGGCCTTTCGGCAGTTTCAGTTTTTTCCCGCTCACGGCTATCACCGAGCCGTCGATGCGGAACGAGTCGCGGACGCCCTTCTTGTGGAATCGCGGGTGCTTGGCCGTATGCCGATACATGTTCCGGAACGCGGTGTCGAGATCCTTGATGGCCGCTTCGGGCACCCATTTGCTGACGCCGGTGATGAAGGGGAACATCTCCCGTTTGACGGAGTTGAACCATTTCTTAATCGAATAATAGTTGTGTTTCACCCCGTTCTCGTAGTCCCTGTTCCACTGGTCGAGGCACACGTTGTAGGCGAGGCGGCTCACCCCGCACCATTGGGCGAGGATGTTCGACTCGAGGTCATTGACCTTCAACCGGGTCTTGAACGTGCGTTGCATCAGTCTTCCCTGCTCCCGTCGCCGAGGAGGTCCTGGCTTGTTTTATACCTCCGCAGACCGTATAGGCGGCACGAGTAGGTGTGGATGATGCTCATCAGATCCTCCACCATCTCCTGCTGCGGGCTCATGTCCGTGCGGTTGGCGACGATGATCTGAGCCCCGTACTCGTCGGCCAGGTTCTTCACGAGGTCGAATCCGAACCGGGCGAGCCGATCCTTGTGTGCCACGATCACGACGCCTATCTCACCGTCGATGATCCCGTTGACGAGTTTCAGGAACTTTGGGCGGTTGAGGTTCATGCCGCCACCGATCTCCTCCCATACCTCGTACACGTAGCCTCTGGCGGTGGCGAAGTCCATCATCGCCTTTTTCTGATCGGCCAAATCGCTTTTCTGCCCGGCGCTGCTGACCCGGCAGTAGATGACGCATTTCTTCTCCGGGTTCTGATGCTGCAATCCCAGCAGTTTCGCCACGTCCTCCTGCGAGTAGCGTCGATGCCCGCCGTCCGTGCGCGCCGGACTGATCACGCCCCGCTGTTCCGCCCGATAGGCGGTCGAAGCGCTCACTCCGGTGCGTTCAAGGAACTCGGACAGGCTGAAATAGGTCATATTGAATAGTATAGCATAAATATGAATAGATATTAGATACCTAGACTATGCTCCCGGTACTAAAGCACCGGAAGGAAGTCAAGCGGCCCTCAAGAACCGGGCTTGCGCCTCACGCAGGTCAACCTATTCCTCTAGCGAGCCATTCGGCGGCGGTGCGTTTCGATTGGAAGATGCCTTGGCTTCCGTTGATGCCGGTCGCATGCCACATGTGTTTCCGGTTGATAGTTTCCCGTCGGAGAGTGCCGACGGTATGACCGTTGGCGAAAACGGCGAACATGTTGGCTCCGGTTTTAATCAGGATTAGGTTCATCGGGCTGGTTCCTTTCTGGCTTGCATTAATGCTTTGATGAGCTGTTCGGCTTTCCGTCTGCAAGGCATGTGCCCGGATTGGACAGCATGGTCGAACATCCCGTCGATGGAATCTTCGTCGAACGGAAAACCGAAAGAGCATTTGTATAGGATTCGACTCACCGTTTCGATCTGTCGTTCCGATACTTGTTCGCGGCTTTTGGCTCCTGCTTCGTATCCTTGGGCGAAGGCTTCTATCGGATCGTCGGATTGGTGGAACGAGTATAGGATTGCGTATGCTTCGCAACGGTATTCTTCGGATTGTGTTGTCACCTCGGAGTGCTCCTTCGGTATTTGCGTGGAGTGAATTCCTTACCACCCCAAATGCCCTGTAATGGGTATCCGCAGATTTGATTGTTTGTTTCCGCATATTTGCGGCATTGCATCATCACAGGGCAGGTGTGGCAGATGTGGATTGCTTCCCTTCGCATGAGCTGGCTGTTGCCGGGAAACCAGAGTGCCGGATCATAGCCGACGCATGCGGCTGATTTGCGCCAGTCACTCATGGCCGCCGCCTACCGTGGACGGTAAGGATTTAGTTCCGGACTCCACGTTCTCAGGCAGGAAGCCGGTGTACTGGAACTGTTCGGTCTGGGCCTTGGCCTGACGCAGGGTGTCGAGGCCCACGCCCGCGATGATCAGAATCGTGGTGCCGCCGAACGGCAGCTTGGCGTTGAGTCCGAGGGCCATGATCAGCACGGTCGGGATCAGGGCCACGAACAGCAGGTAGACGGCACCGACGGTGTTGAGTCGGTTCATCACGTAGGTCAGGTAGCGGCTGGTGGCGTTGCCGGCGCGGATGCCGGGGATGAAGCCGCCGTACTGCTTCATGTTGTCCGCGGTCTCGTCCGGGTTGAACGTGATCGACGTGTAGAAGAAGCAGAAGAACACGATCATCAGCGCGTACAGCGCGATGTACCACACGGAGGTGGTGTTCGCCAGGTTGGCGTTGATCCACTTGACCCAGGACTGGTCGGACTTGCCGAACTGGGCGATCAGGGTCGGGATGGCGAGGATCGAGGAGGCGAAGATCGGCGGAATCACGCCGGACATGTTGATCTTCAGCGGCAGATAGGTGGAGGAGCCGCCGTACATCTTACGGCCGATCATGCGGCGCGTGTACTGCACCGGGACGCGGCGCTGGCACAGTTCGACGAAATCGACGAAGATGAGGATGACCACGAGCACGCCCACGACGATGCCGAACTTCAGCCAGTCGCCGTTCTTGCCGTTGGTGCCGTAGCCGATCTCCCACAGCTGCGGCAGGAAGCCGGAGCAGATGGACATGAAGATCAGGATGGACATGCCCTGGCCGATGCCCTTGTCGGTCACGAGCTCGGCCATCCACATGATCAGACCGGTGCCGCCGGTCATGATGAGGACCATGACCACGAGGTTCCACACGGAGCCGTCCGGGATGACCTGGTCGCAGCGGTAGTTGAACAGGGCGCCGGAGCGGGCGGTCACCAGGATGGTGGTGGACTGGAGCACGGCCAGGCCGATGGTCAGGTAACGGGTGTACTGGGTGAGCTTGGCCTCGCCGGACTGGCCCTCCTTGTGCAGGGCCTCGAAGCGGGGGATGACCACGCGCAGCAGCTGCACCACGATGGACGCGGTGATGTACGGCATGACGCCCAGCGCGAAGATGGACAGCTGGAGCATGGCACCGCCGGAGAAGAGGTTCACCAGGCCGATGAAGTTCTCCTGGGAGGCGCTGCCGATGGTGGCCATGCACTTGTTCACCACGTTGTAGTCCACGCCCGGGGTCGGGATGAACGATCCGATGCGGTAGACGATGATGATGAACAGGACGAAGAGAATCTTCTTCCTCAACTCTTTGGTCTTCAGGGCCTGGATTAGTGTCCTCACTGGGGTGAATCTCCTTGTTGATGTTTGAATAAGTTGCGTGGTTTTTATGCGGCTTCCGACAGTTGGTCGGCCATGTTCGCCTGTCGCATGCGATTCAGCATGTCTTCCGTTTTCCTTTGCACACGGTTGAAACGTATGGTTTCCACCGGGCCGGATAACGGTCGATACTCCACGTCCAAATGAGCACCCTCGAAAACGGCGGACAGGACCGATCCCATGCGGACACCGTTGTCGATTAGCAGGTCACGGGCGATTCCACGCCAATCCTTGTTCGTCCAATGTTTCAGGGCTTCCGTGTAATGCTCATGCTTGTAGAAGCTGAGTAGGTCGGCTGGAGTGGATCCTCTCGCACCATCGTCGCGAACCCATCCTCCGTCCCGGTATATTCTTGTGGTGGGTTTGCCGCTGACGACCAAGATGAAACGTTCGTCGGCGATGCTTGCTTTCACGTCGGCTCGATAGCCGTGGTCTTTCAAGGCGGGAAGGATCGCCGCATATTCACGGCTGAGTTGGTCTGGATGATTCATTTTTGCCCCCACTCCAATTAGTGCCGGTCTATGGAGGTGGCAGGGATTTTCGTGGCACTGGCTTCCGAAGGGCTCATTGTTTTTCCTCTTTCATTTCTATGTGAACGTATTCAGTATAACAGGCAAATGGGAAAACGGATAAGAAACCATCCCCCACATGCGCGGGGTAAGTCGTGATAGTTCAACGAAATTCGAAAAGGGCATCGGTTTATCCCCGCGTGTGCGGGGTAGATGGCTCGTCCCCGTCCCCATCAAACTTGTGCTCAGGTTTATCCCCGCGTGTGCGGGGTAGATATGATGCGATCGAGCCAGTCGAAATCCCAATGGGGTTTATCCCCGCGTGTGCGGGGTAGATTGTGGTGGCGCTACATTGGTGAGTCATGCCGACGGTTTATCCCCGCGTGTGCGGGGTAGATCAACTCCACCAAGGGATGCTGATGCCGGTCTCAGGTTTATCCCCGCGTGTGCGGGGTAGATTCAGGCGAAAGGATTGATTGGGTGGATGCCTTGGGTTTATCCCCGCGTGTGCGGGGTAGATCTGCTCTCCCCCTATGCCGTCGACGATCTTGGCGGTTTATCCCCGCGTGTGCGGGGTAGATTTCGAGTGGAAGATCGCGCCCTCGTCCTCCAGCGGTTTATCCCCGCGTGTGCGGGGTAGATTGACCGCCATGAAAAAACGTCAGCTTGGCAACAGGTTTATCCCCGCGTGTGCGGGGTAGATTCCCGATCGAACGGCGGTAGCACCGTGTAGGTGGGTTTATCCCCGCGTGTGCGGGGTAGATTCAGGAAGAAGCAGGGCGGTCGCACCGTCTTGAGGTTTATCCCCGCGTGTGCGGGGTAGATGCGACGCCATCCCGTCCGACATCGACAAGTTCGGGTTTATCCCCGCGTGTGCGGGGTAGATAGTTTAGTTTTCAACGTTTTCAATGCCATGCGAGGGCTGTTTATGCAAATTGCGTACCTGTTTTCAGGCCGTATTGTCTTTGGCTTTAGGCGGTCTGGACATTAGGATGGTTCCGTCGAAAGCGGTTATCGTCTTCTTTCCGTTTTGGCTGCTGACATGTAGCTGATGCTGGGAATGCCATGCCATCGTCGCTCTGCCCGTACCGAGTTCCGAGAGGACTCGTTGCCAGAGTCGCGTACGTATCCGGGTGTTGAGGTCTCCGACGTATACGCCGCTGCTGATTTCCACCATCCATAGGGATAGGTGTCCGCGCAGTCCTTGTGGAGCGCTTTCGAGTCGTATCACGACGGTGCCCACGATTGACCGGCTTTCCCGTATCGTTGCCCGCCAGTCCAGACGGAACAATTGTCCTCGTTATCGGGCTCCTCCGAGAGGAGAGTGGAAACATCATGTACGCAACGTTCCAGCAGTCTGCCGTCCTGCATCATGTCGCGCATTCGTCGTCGTGCGATTCCGTCAACCAGGCTGGGAGTGCAGGCGTGCAGTCGGAAAGCCAGCGGGATCGAATACTCCGCCTTGTACAGGTCCGCGATGTCGAAGAGGAACGAGCGGCGGTTGTGGCAGTGAACGAAACCGAGTGCCGGACTGCATCCCAATGCGGTGATCGCCGCATGGACTACACCATACAGGCAGCTGTTGGCCGTGGATAGTGCGATGTTGACCGCTCCGCCACGGTCATCCCATTTCCTGCCGTGCCATTGTATGTCGTTGCGCTTCGCCTCAGCCGTGTACAGGGCTGCGACTCGGGTGCCTTCCATGCCGAGCAGTTGGCGCATCGTCGTATGGGACAGATCTTCGCCGGGGAATCGCATCGCGTACATTCGTCGGGCGACCATGAGACGTGACCTCTCGTTGGATACGAGTCTGGCCTGCTGTTCCAGAAGTCTGGTGGAGCCGGTGAGTGCGGAACCGCTGCAATAGTGGCGGACTCCCTGCTCTCCGGCCCATACGATGATCGCGCCGGTGTCGCTTGCCAGGACGACGGAATCGTGCGTGATGGTTGTGCCGGGCCCGAGCATGAGCACCGCGATGGTCGCGATGGGCAATTGGGTTTCGCCGTTCTCGTCCGCCGCTACCAGCGCATTGTTCATGCGTTTGATGACGCACTGCTCCAAGTACAGGTAGGGTATACGTTCCGCCACCCGTGGCAGGTCCGCCGGCGTGAAGTCGCTCATGGCTTCAGCTTTTTCTGCGCTTCGGCTACCGCATTGAATAACGGGTCAATAGCATTGGAGTAGCGTGCCTGGAATACTCGGTTGTTGGCCGGTTGATCCCAGTGTGCTTCCGTGCCATCGATGGTTTCGACGTGCGCCTGTTCCTTGCCTTTGAACGCCTGTTCCAACGGCTTGTCTACCAGTCCGACTCGGATAGGGCCGGCTGGTGGGCAGGCGCGTCGTCCTAGGTATGGCATGTATACGGGGTGTTGGATAGCGGCGCCGATTCTGATGAGGAGTCGCAGATCCGTGGATTCCAATCCGACGGTGAATGTGGAATCCTGTAGGTATTCCTTCGTTTCCAAAGGGTTGGGTTTGCCGTCAGCTCGTTTGCCCATGGTTTGGAAGTCCGTCAGGCGTGGTCCCGTGTGGACTGGTTGCACGCCGAATCGGAGGGCTGCGAGGTCGCTGATGTCGCTTCCGCGGGCACGTCCCAAAGCGGATGCGACGAGTCCGATGACTCCGCTTTTGGTGGGTAGGCTGCCGGTGTTGCGGTGCGTGTACCCGTCTTCGGCGGCCCATGATTGCAACGGGCCTTTCAACTGGAGCAGTAGGGTCGGCATGGTGATCAGAGCGCCTTGATGACGGTATTGGTGGTCTCGCTGACCAGCTGGGGGAGTGTGAGCAACATGTCCTGCTGCTCCTTGTCCATCGCCTTGCGCGCGTTCAGGTCGGCCATGGTGAACGTGTCGGTTGCGGCCAGACCATACGTGTTCTGATAGTCGGCCTGCTGTTCGAGCAGTCGCGTCACGCTGGTGGGAATCGTGTCAGTATTGACCGGCTTCTCGTAGGCTTCCACGAGGTTGATGGGCCGGTCGGTGCGGATTACGGTTTCGATGAACGAGGGGAGCGTCTGATGTCCGAAACTGTTCTGCTTACCGGACGGGAGGCTCAATGCGAAGGCGTTCAGGAACGTGGACAGGGCGAGCTGTACGGCTTCCTTATCATATCCGAGGTTATGGTTCAGCAGGTTCACGTCGATGCAGGCGTAACGGTAGAGGGTGGCGCTCAAGTATCCGGTTTCACCGATCATGCCGGCGCCGCTTGTGCTGTCGCAGTCGTCAACGGCCGAGTAATAGTCGTTTTCCACGTCTGCTCGGTTCACGCTGATAGCGTGCGCGAACTGGCTGGCCGCATCCACCACGTACTCGCTGCCGGTGCCCTTGTCGCTGCTGGCGCTCATACGTCCGAAGAACGCGATGTCGATGCTCTGGTCGGAGTCGAGCAGCTTCTTGATGTCCGTACGATGGGAGGCGATGGACTTCTTCGAATCGGCGCTGCCGTATGCTTCCTCGGCGTATTGGGCGAGTTTCTGCCATTGCTGTTCACCGAAGAACTGGAGCGCACTAGTGCTGCCAGGTCGGTTCTTGTCAGAGGGAAGGCCGGCCGTCTTCATCAGTTCGCCGGTGGCTTTCAGTAGGCGCTCGTCCTCCGGATCACGGTCGAGGCGTTGGGCGATCATCTTGGTGAACTCACGGCTGCGCGAGCCGAGCCTGCCGGTGTCGAGGGTGTCGCGGAAGTTGCCGCGAATGGCCTTCTTCCATGCTTGTGAGCTGACGCGCATACGTGGCACACCACCGTAGATGGCGGTCTTGGGTCGTCCGTTCTCGTCACGATTGAGATTGGCGGGCGGAAGGGTCTGGATGGCGTGGATGTCGATGAACAATCCCATATTGTTTCTCCTGATATTTGGTTTTTTGGTGGATGGTGGATTGGTTCCGTTTTGTCCGTGGGGGGGGCTGTCGGGCGGGAAGCCCCCGCGAACGATGGTGAGGACTAGTTGAGGTAGGCGGGCTTTTTGCCCTTCGACAGCGCGACCAGAACGAGTGCAGCGAGACTCGTGGCCTGATCCGCATCGAGAGCGAGAATCGCGTAGGAATATGCATCCTCCATCTTCCCGTCCCACCATGAGAGATAGGCGGCGACGGCAAGGGGATGGGCGCGGTACTTCTTCTCCGAGGCAAGGTCGGTGAGACCGCATGCGGCTGTGATGGCATTGTGTAGCCGGTCGTGGTCGGGTTTGATGTCGGGGTTGGTGAACCCGTCGACAAGTGTTTTGAAAAGAAGCCTCTTATAGTATGGCGTGTGGGCTTTCGCCGCGAGGTTGATGATGGTCCCGATCTTGAATCGTGGGTTGATGGCGGCGGCGATTGCCGCATCCCTGACGTTGAATACTTCGGACATGAGGTCCGCGAACCCTTCGAGTTCCGTGTCTTCGTCGGCGTATCCTTCGCAGGCTTTCTCCCATGCTTGGAGCATGGGGGTGGCGAAGGTGCGGATTGCTTTTTCGTGCCCGTATGCCAGTGCCTGTTGGCGGTATTCTTCGATGAGTGTGTTGGTCTTGGGTTTTTCGATGATGTTGGTCATTGGTTCCTCTTTCTGTTTTATGTGGACATATTCAGTATAACAGAGAAAAGTCAGATGTCAATAAAAGTGGCTCACAGGGGTTTATCCCCGCATGTGCGGGGCAGGTGTCTTTCCGTTGGCTCTACGGCATGTCGCCCCGCGGTTTATCCCCGCGTGTGCGAGGTAGGTGGGGTAGGTCATATACCGCAATCGCTCTATCGAGGTTTAGGCTTATCCCCGCGTGTGCGGGGTAGGTTGCTTTGGCTTTGGTGTCGTTTTTCCTGATGAAGGCTTATCCCCGCGTGTGCGGGGTAGGTTTTACTGCAAAACCGCGAAGTTGCAGTGATTGGGGTTTATCCCCGCGTGTGCGGGGTAGGTTGACTGTTTTCCACTGTGTTGTGTCGGGCTGCAGGCTTATCCCCGCGTGTGCGGGGTAGGTTTTCCAAGTCGGTGATTCCATCGTCTTGGTTTAGGCTTATCCCCGCGTGTGCGGGGTAGGTCGTATTCGACCAGACTCTCGAAGGACCTGTCCAGGCTTATCCCCGCGTGTGCGGGGTAGGTAGTTTAGTTTTCAACGTTTTTGAGGTCATGCGTGAGCCGTCTATGCAAATTGCATACCTGTTTCCTGAGTTGATTGTCCATTGATCGCAGGCCGGCGGACAATCAGTTGAGCAGTCGGCCCCAGTCGCGCCGCACTGTGTTTGCCGAGTCCGGTTTGCTGAGTCTCGCCAGATCCAATGCCAGCAGGGCGTGATCCAATGGAATGTCATACTCGTTAAACAGTCGGATTATACGTAGACAGAACGGTGCGGCCTCCTGCATGTTTCGCGCGTTCATCATTTTCCTGTAGAGCTCGTCAACGTCTTCGCCGGTATCGGCCAACGTGCGTAAAGCCGTGTTGAAGTGTTCACCCTCCACGTACATGGGTTTGCACTGGTTGCCTTGCTGATGGTAGGCGTATAGGCCGAATGCGTACCATGATGCCTGTTCCATGAGGGTTGGTTTGCTGAAACCGCGGTATTTCATGCCGTTCAAAGACCATTTGGATGCCTTCGGATCCGAGCCGCAAGGTTTTTTGAAACTGTTGCGTAGGTTGGCGAGGTCGGCGCGCGTGTAAGTGCCGTTCAGGTAGCCGTCTTGCAGGCGGGCGAATCGGGGTCGTGCCCATGTGAGGTAGCTGTTAGTCAAGGTCGGGTTCCTTTCCGCCTGCCAGATAGGGCAGTATCAGTGCGTCGGTTTTGGCCCAAGCGTCGTGTGGGTTGTCGTTGTTGCTGACCTTTGGCCATGCTTGTCTGACGAGATTTCCCACGATGCCGCTGATTTTTTCGTGTTCATGGATACGTCGCATATCGAGGGTCATGTGGTCGTGGCGGATTCGTGCGATGCTGCTGGACTGGCTTCCGTACTGGACCGCGATCACGTCGAAGCTGATGATCGGGTTGAGGTGCGATGCCCATAGGAATGTCGCTGGATAGTGTTCGTCGCCGTCCGAACCGACGAACGCCTTGTCCCATTGCGTCCATAATGGTCGGTCGATCAGCGGGCCGAACGTGAGGTTCACCGGTTTGGGTTTGCCGGTCTTGTCCTGAGTCCAGAAGGCCATGTATTCGTTTTCCGGGGTCGTCCATTCGGAACGGTTCCCGTAGGTGACGTAGGCGCCGGTGCATAGGCCGTCCGTGTTCCAGAGCAGTCGGATTCGGCGGGACGGGTACGTGTAATAGTATGCGGGGCCGGTGGCGTCCGGTTCCATGTCCGCGCATTCGAGCGGTGGATACTCCCAGATGGGCTTGTTGCCATTATTCGTGGGACAGAAGTTCAACACTAGGGTCTCCCACAGGTTGTTTCCGTCGATGATGGCAATAGCGAGTCCTCCGGCCTGCGCCACCCCCTGTGGGGTACGTTTGCCTTCCGCGGCTTTCGGGTCGCCGTTCATGCCGGTGTGGACTCCGGCCACATCGTACATGTTGCAGACGAGCAGCATTCGTGCCGCTTCCGCAGGGGTGACGGGCTTGTATGGGTCGTGGGTCTGCCAGAGGGGGCGTTGCATTGCGGGGTGGAGTCGGGTGAAACCGTAGTCCTTGGGTTTGCCTTGCGGCATCATGCCGGCGACTTGCAGAAACGGTTCTGTTTCCGACATGAGGTCGAACCGGTGTGCCCATGCGTGTAGGTAGTCGATGATTTCCTGGTCACGCCCGGCTTCCATGATGCGTTTTGCCCCCGCCGGGGACGAGTATCCTTCCTGACGTGCCGCGTACATGATGGCGAGCAGCAGTCGCATGATGCTGACTCGTTCCAACGGGTCGGCTATATCCAGTTGTCGGATAGAGGTCGGCTGATCGAACAGGGTTTCCAGAGAGTAGGACTCGTGCTTGCCGTTTGCGAGTACGGGGACCCATGGTTCGGTGACGAGGTTGAATGAATGGTTTGCCATAAGACTTCTTTCGACTATCGCATGTCAGTGGTTAGAAAAGCAGCATCAGACCCAATCCATAGGCCTTGCCGTGGCCGATACCCGAGAGCATCGTTTGGGTGAGCTTGTCACGGTCGGTGATAGTGATCTCTCCCGTGTATTCGACAGTGTGGAACGTAAGTTTGCGGCCCTGACGGTTGAATCGGGTGGCGTGAACGTCGAGAATATCCAACGCATCCAAACGGGCTCCGGCCTGGGTGAGCTTGCCTTCCGCCCACTGGTGCATTCCGGCGGGAGTACGCAACGGTGCGCGTTTCCCGTCCTTGCTGACTACCGGTGTGGCCGTCAACGTGAAGCGACGTGTCTCACCGTTCTGTAGCTTGTCGAGGAACGGCCGGTAGTCGAGCGTGTTGATGATCGGCTTGCCCAGTCGGGCTTCGAGCCGATCCGTATCCAACTGGTCGGAGACGATGTACAGCCTGTCCCCGGCCAAACGCCACAACGGGCGGCTACTGCCGGAGGTGGCGGCGCTGACCACGGCGTGAATCGCTTCGGGGGAGCGCAGCACTTTGCGCACGTCCGGGTTGACCGGATTGAGGGTGACTCGTGTGAACAATGGCATTATTCCTCCTCTAGGACTGACTTCAAATCTTCGGTGTCTTTGATAGCGTGGATGGCGAGTTGGAATGCGTTTGCGTCTTCTGTATCTTCGACATCGCATAGCTCCGCGATGCTTTCCCGTGTCATCCCGTAGGCGTAATCGTGAAGGTCGGGACGGTTTGCCGAATCGTATTCGGCCAGAGAAATCCGGATCCAATTGGTAGCCTCATCTCGCCAGAGATCCCCCTGTGCGACACATTCGACAATGACCACAATGTCCCCGTCCGTGTATGAGCCGCACGCTGAGCAGTATTCTTCGTCGATGTCGATGAAGCCTTGCACTCGGGGGCCTAATTTGCTGCGAACGGTGTCTGTGAGAAGTGTTGCGTCGTTCTTGTAGTTGGTGAAGTCGTACTGGCCGTTCATTTTTTCTGCTTCTTTCAAATGGTGCGGGTCTGGTGGACTGGGTTGAGAGTTATGCGCGTGATATACGCATGTTTAATCCTTGTCTGGAACGAGTTCCGGGTTTGCTTCTGTCGTGATGGCTTTTCGTATATTGACGATTTCCTGGAACGATTTTTCGGCGACTCCGGTTTTTCACTCCGATGAAAGGTGAACCGGCTGGCCGAGATATTTGAAGGCGATCTTGTATCCGATAGGCTCCGACATGACGTATCGGGTGACGCGAATGTGGTTGAATACCCATCGGACGACTTCGATATCCAGACCGTATTCTTCCGCGTATGTCTTGTATGATTTCATGGTTTTCTCTTTCATTTCTATGTGGACATATTCAGTATAACACGTAAATGGGATATTGAAAAAACAAAAAAGCGCACCGGAGTTTCGGTGCGCTTAGCGAAGCAGAATACGATCAGCTGGCAGAACGCCAGTCGCCACCATTCTGTTCCATGAACCGTTGCCGTGCCCGTTGCTCCCATGCGGGGGAACCGGGCTTCTCACGGTGGATCCAGCTCATCACCGAAGCCGGTTTGATGCCGTTCGCGGTGATGATCGTATGCTCCGGCTTGTAGGGACTGCCGTCGCTGAGATATGTCATCCTCAGTCCGTCATGTTCCGACCGGAACGTGTGGGTTTTCGCGTCAGCTACCGTGTATTCGATGGACTGGTCACGGCGGGACAATCGCACGGCATCCTCGATGCCGCGATTCTTTGCCGTCAGGCGGAGCATCGCCGCCTGACCGGCGTCAGGGCCGAGTCCGGCAAACGGTTTTTCGACTTTCTCATCTGGGTCGAACACATCGGGGTTCGACCCCATGAAATACCGGTATTCACGTTCGTTGTCGCACAATGCGTCGCGCAGCTGACGGTAGCGGCGGGTCGATTTCCGCCCGTTCAGCAACTGTTTCTCCAGTTTCTTGAAGTCTTTGGATTGACGGTACGTTTTGCCGGCTTCCGGATTCCAGCCATCCTCCTGGAGTTCATGCAATGCGTCGGCGAAAGCCATCTTGTCATCGAACGCGCTGCCGTTGATCAACCCGCGATTCACATTGGCCTTGTATAGGCCGAGCATTTGCTCATTAAGCGGTGCGAGATGTCTTTCCGAGGTCGCATCATATCTGGCCTGTTTGGTTTGGGCTCCCTTCAATGCGGCCTGGTAGCGGAGCTCCGCCAGTTCGCCGGGGGAGCGTGGCGTGTCAGGGCCTCCGACATGCTCTCCCGGTTGTACTGGCCGCAAGCCGAGTTCCCGTAATGCCTTGTCCGGGTCAACGGCGGTGTCGAGAATATGCTGTCGTGTTTCCTCTGCCAGTTGGATACGATCACGGGCTTTCACCGGCACCCCGTCGTAGGCGGCTTGCACGTGGTCGGCCAGATAATCGGCGCGTGAGCCGTCGGCGCCCATAGGGTCGTAACGGAGATTGGCGACGATGAGGGGCATGTCATCGGTCTCGCCGGGCTTTGCCGGTCTTGCGACCAGCTCGTCTAGTCGGCTGGCCGCATACTGCGAGTAATTGGCGACATCCGGATCCATGATGATGTTCGTTTCTGCGGCGAGCATCGCATTGTTCAACCGTTTCCGTTCGAATGCGGTCAACGTGTCGCCGGACGGCAGACTCTTGTTGTCTTCTTCCGCGAACTCGCCGTTCCGTGTCCGCAATTGCCGTTTCGCTTGAGCGGATTTCCTGGAATCAACCATAGTGAAGCCTCTCGGACTAATGGATAACTGATTCCAGACTACCGCTTTGAGATAAGTTGATTACGGGAAAGTCAGGAGAAAAAACCAGCTATTCCAACTTCTGTTCTCGCCGTTTCTACGAACCTAGAGAAGCGGCGAACGAACTTCGCAATTCCGAAGCCCGTCGCCAAGTGGAGAACAAGGAATACGCGAAGACCTTCAATAGCGTCAAAGAACTGGGAGAATACTTCGTTTCCATCTAGAACGCGACGAATCGAGAAATCCGACCTTTCTTCCAAGGCCGCAGAAAGACCAGCATTACCGAGAATACGAAGCAATCACGTTGCCGGAATGTCATATACCGCCGACAGTCCTATCGGCGAACTCTATTAATTATCAGGTTGCGCCGTAATACCCCTTGCTTTAGCTATGGGGATATAAGGAGCCTCTGCCTTACATAACTACATACAAGCCTGTAAAGCATGGTATCATAGGAAGTATGGACACCACGACAGCCAAGCGGGCATACAAGTTCCGCTTCTACCCGACGCCGGAACAGGAGCAGACGCTCCGGCGCACACTGGGCTGCTGTCGCAAGGTGTACAACATGGCATTGGATGCCCGCTCCGAAGCATGGACGGTCCGCCATGAGAGCGTGTCCTACGAGGATACGAGCCGGATGCTCACCGACTGGAAGAAAACCAAGGAATACGCCTACCTGCGCGAAGTGTCCTCGGTCCCGTTGCAACAGTCGCTGCGACATTTGCAGGCGGCATACAGGAACTTCTTCGTCAAGACGGGAGACTATCCACGGTTCAAATCCAAGAAGAACGGCGGAGCCGCCACCTATGCCGCATCCGCATTCACCTGGGATTGGGACAAACGGGAATTGACTTTGGCGAAGATGCGCGAACCTCTTTCCATCCACTGGTCGCGCACACTGCCGAGAAAAGCCCGGCCGTCCACCGTCACCGTGTCCCTGGACCCGTCCGGACGCTGGCACGTGAGCATCCTCGTCGAAGAGGAAGTGAAACATCTACCCGCCTCCCCAAACAAGGTCGGCGTCGATTTGGGCACCGAACACTTCGCCACCCTCAGCACCGGGAAGAAAATCCCCAACCCACGCCAACTCAACCGTTACCAGAAGAAGCTTGAACGAGCCCAGCAAGAGCTCGCCAGGAAACAGAAAGGAAGCAACAACCATCGCAAAGCCCGTCTGAAGGTCGCCAAAGCGTACGCCAAGGTCAAGGACTGTCGAAACGACTTCCTCCACAAGCTCTCGACCCGACTCATCCGTGAAAACCAAACGGTGGTCATCGAAGACCTTGCGGTCGAAAACCTGACCCGACGGTGCGTGCCGAAACCTGACCCGGAGCATCCGGGCCGTTACCTTCCTAACGGGCAAGCGGCAAAAACCGGTCTCAACAGGAGCATACTCGACACGGGTTGGAGACAATTCCGCACCATGCTCGAATACAAAGCCCAATGGTACGGACGCCAACTGACAGTCATCGACCGCTGGTATCCGTCCAGTCAGATCTGCTCCACCTGCGGATACAACAGCGGCAAGAAACCATTGAACATCCGACAATGGGACTGCCCCAAATGCGGAACCCACCACGACCGTGACATCAACGCCGCTAAAAACATCCTATCCGCCGGACTGGCGGTACGCGCCTGCGGGGACCCTCGAACCACCGAAGCAACACTTCGGTAAGCGGGAATCATTCCCTTCAGGAAACCCTTGCCGCGAGACAAGGGAATCCCCCGGCTTCAGCCGTGGGGAGGAAGTCAACTGTTCGATTAGTTCTTTGCCGCGAAGTTGCTCCACCCACTTTTCCGGTATCGCTTCGCGCCCGTATAGGATTCCGGCCATGCCTCCTGCGACTGCTGCCGTGGTGTCGGTGTCGCCGCCGAGGTTGACGGCGGCGAGCACGCAGTCCCGGTAGTTGCTGGTGTTGGCCACACACCAGATGGCGGCGTTGAACGTGTCTTTCACGTAGCCGCCTGATTTGACGGAATCACGCCCGTAACCTTTCGCATATGAACCGAGACGACCTAAACCGTTGCCGTGCAACGCTGACCGAAGCAGCTGCACCCAAGCCCAACAGCATTCTTGGCTCAACCGGTGGGCGTGCGTGATGGCGCTCACCTCACCGACTGTCTCCCGGCCGGCGTCGGTGAATGCGAGCGGCATGATACGCATCAGCGAACCGTTGCCGTTGTCCCATTCGCCATGGAGTCCATGTCCTCGGTGGAGTGCTTCTCGTACGGTGTTTCCGCAGTCGAACACGTTTCCGTCGATGGCATATTCGCCGTCATATAGCCAAGCGTTGAACCGGTGCTGCATGTCCTCGATGTCCACTTGCCAGTCGTTGCCGATCAGCGAATCCAGGGTGGCGAGCATCATGCTCGTGTCATCCGACCAAGTGCCGGCCGGCTGATTATGCGTGCCGTGTCCGATCATGTTTGCGCAGGCGAAAGAGTCCCGGTCTTGGAATTCGTATGGCACACCCAATGCATCGCCGACTGCCTGCCCGTAGACGGCCGCGCGAAGCTGTTCGATGGTTTCGATCACTCGTAGCCTTCCGCCGGAGCGAGCAATGCCTGTCTAATCCGCAGGAACACGCGATACCGTCTGAAGTCCGGGATTGGTATGTTCGGGTTGCCGAGAATGTTCAGCACGTCGTCGCCGGATAGTCTGGTCCGACCGGAGAAAACATTCTTCGTCTTGTCCCCCCCTCCAACCGATTTGTTCGCCGACATCAGCCAGAAATAGGTGCTCACAGTCGGCACCTTCGCGCATGGCCTGGATCAGAAGACTGCTGTCAGCTCTCATTGTTTGCCGTTCTTTTCTTGCACAGGTCAAGCATGGGCTGCAAGTCAGGTTTCCCGCCTTCGCGTTCAATCCGCACAGCATGCGCGGCCATAGGCAGTAACCGTTCCAGATTCGAGTCCATGACTTTGCGGTTCAGAACACTGTCCCAGTTTGTGGTGATGCGTCGGAATGCGTTGTGGAATTGTTCGACTACGACGGATCGTTCGATGTCGGAACCGTATACGGATTCCATGGTTTCCACCGTTCGACCGGATGCGATCTCGTAGTCTTTCGTCTGCCCGTCGAGCAGTCGGGCGAGTACCAGAGTGTTCTCCTCGAACTTGTCTGCCGGTAGGCCGAGTGCGCGCATACCGTTGGTGGCCCATTCGTGGTCCGTTTCCGGAAGTCTCCACGAGCAGCCGCCGCCGTTCAGATGGAACTCGTAGCCGTATACGTCCTTCAACGTTTTCGCCGCGATTTCGCGCGTATGGTCATGCTGGATCCGATGCCAGGCGCGTAATGCTTCGCAGAGCATCGCGTAGCAGCCGTTTAGTTCCAGCTCCTCATAGGTCATTGTTTTGTGCATTAAGATTCCTTACTCGTTAGCAGGATCCCATGAGAGCCAGCGAGACTGACCTTGTTGTTGTCTACAAGTATCCACCCTTTGACATACCTGTCGCCTTGCACCCACGTTGCCGGAGTCCTATCTTCCGGCAACTTATCGGATGGGCATCCGGCTAAAGTCTCGCATTTCAAACGGCTGACACCGAATGTCCGCTCGGTCTTCTCAACGAACGTCTCATACTGTGGCTCCACCCCTATTCTGGTTGAAAGCCAAAGAGCTCCGACCGCCCAGGCGGCGATGATGACAATGATGACTAATCCTTGGATCTTCTCCCATCCTAAAACGGTAAGGTTCTGGCAGACGTTGAGTAAAAAGCACAGAACCAGCAACGATGCGACCAGAATGAGCAGGAACGAGCCTTTTGACAGGTAAAAGAACTTGGGCAAGGATGCTAGCCAAGTGGAATAATCAACGGTCAATGTTTCCTCCCATGTCCGCCAATAAATAGGATCGAATACAGTATCGCCCCGCACAACATGATTCCGCTGACCGGCAGACCGATGAACGGGGTATGCCCATGGGTCAGGTTGGATACGTCTATCAGCAGGCATGTCAACGCATACATGCCGAGCAGTACGCTGAGCTTCCCGAACACCCTACGGATCATCCGATTCCCAGAGGCCAATAGTTCGGCGCCCATCCAGCTGACGAGCATTAGCAGGATTACATGCGACGTGAGGCTGGTGAAGCTCATTGTTCGTCTTTCAACTGCCAGCCGCATTCGATGTAACTGTTGCTTGCACAGGGAACCTGTTCGCCGTTTCCTAAGGTCACGTATACGGCTTGCCTGTTGGCTTTCTCATCAGGGGCCAGCTGTCTTGGGTGATCCCAATCGCAGGTTGGCATAACAGATATCCCGCTATAGGTATATAAGGTTCCACCTACGCAGTCCACTACTTCTTTGTCCTTCAACTGGATGGTGTAGGGGCCTCTCTTGGAGCCCTTCTTCTCTTCTGCTTGCTGGGTGTCGATTTTTTCAAAGTTTTCTTGGACTTTCTCAGGATGATTTGAATTCCAGATGACAGCCGAAGTTACCAGGATTATAACGAAGGCAACAAGCAATCCGATAAGCACATATCCGAATTTGTCTTTGCCTTCAGGCCGCTCGTTCAGCATGGAAGTCCTCCTCTTTTATCGGTTGTACTGAGATGATCGCGTCCACGTCGGCGTCCTTCAAATGGACTCGTACCGGTCGTCCGGTTTTGTTCGCTTGGATTTGCGCGTCATGCACGGTTTTCACGTCCGGCCAGGCTTCCATCAGTTCCTCGTTGCTTTCGCAGCCGTTGATGACCGGCACCCATTCGGGATGCTGGTTCATGAGCGTGCTGGAGAAGATGGGGACGGTCATGTCGTGCAGGTCGTTCATGGCGCTGTAGGCGGCGATGGTGAAGAACAGGCGTGATTCCACGCTATTGTCAGTGCCTTTTGCGGACTGGTCGATGAGGTCGGCGAACGCTTGTTTGAACTGTTCGCTGACCTTTTGTATCGCGTCGTATACGCTGCTGGCATCATTCCAGTTGATGCTGGTGGAGCCCAATGCGGGTGGAGGGAATCTTTCGCTTGCGTCTTCAGTGATGTCGTCGTTGAACGTGAATCCGGATGGTATCTGTGCCATTTTTTCTCGCTCCGGTCAGGCGATGAGACTCAACAATTCCGCATCGTCGGGAGTCCCGTCGCTGAGGACACTGTCATACTGGGGTTCCCGGTTGGATGCGATGTCGAGTTCGGTACGAGGCAGCTCGACATTCGGCCCGATCTCGTTTTGCAGATACTTGTCTGCACCTTGTGGCTCGAAGATCCAATTTTTTGGCTGAGGTGGAAGTACTACGCCAGAAACGCGGCCGACAGTCCCGTTGACAAGTTTGAAGACGCCTTGGAATCGTCCGTTAACCGATTCCACGATCATACGGCCCTCGATGTTTTCAGGGAAATCCGGGGTTGCGTTCCTTATCCCGATGGTGCCGATGAACCGGCTTCCGTCTGCGAACGTGTGGGTGACACGGTAGCGTTTGTTGTATGCCATGATGGTTCCTTCTTTTTGCTGTTCTTTTATGTGGACGATTGATAATGGTTGTCGGGAGGTTGGCTGTCATCCCGGGTGGGATTATTCGTCGCTCCGTGTGCAATCAGAGCCCGTTTGAAGACATGTAGTCTTGCGGCATATCCTTGAACTTGCTGTTGCTTCCAAGGAAAGCAAGATGGAAAGTCTCGGTCGGGCCGTTGCGATGCTTGGCCATGATGATGTCGGCCTCACCGGGGCGGTCTTCCTTGTCATAGGCGTCGGGACGGTGGACCAGGAACACCACGTCGGCATCCTGTTCGATGGAGCCGGATTCACGCAGGTCACTCATCTGCGGCACTTTGTCGGCGCGCATTTCCACATTGCGGTTCAGCTGGCTGAGGATCACGACCGGCACCTGCAGTTCCTTGGCCAACAGTTTGAACTGGCGGCTGAAGTCGCTTACCTCCTGCTGACGGTTCTCGGTCATGCGCCTGCTGGACATGAGCTGCAGATAGTCGACGACCACGAGTTTCAGGTCTTTTGTCTCCTTCAACCTGCGGCATTTCGCTCGAATATCAGGGATCTTAAGATTCGCGGAATCATCGATATACAATGGCTTGTCCTCGAGCTTCTGCCAAAAACCGTTGACGGTTCGCCATCGTTCGTCGGTCATCTGAGACGGGTCGCGGAAAACATTCAACGGAATGTTCGTCTCGGCGGAGAACAGGCGTTGCGCGATTTCCTCACGGCTCATTTCCAAGCTGAAGACAACTGTGCATTGGTCGTCGTGAATGGCCGCATTCCGTGCGAAGTCCATTCCCAACGTGGACTTTCCCATGGCCGGGCGTCCGGCGACGACGATCATCTGCCCTGGTTGCAGACCGTGGGTCACGTCATCGATGTCCCTGAATCCGGTGTGGACCCCTTCGGTGATTTCTCCCTTCTGAATCTTGTCGAGATGGTCAAGCATATCGGTGGAAACCGTATAGATGTCCTTGTAATCGGTACGGGAATCGTCTTCTCCGATATGGAACGCCTCGTTCAAGGCGTTGCCGATGATGCTGTCGGTGTCGGCATCGTTCGCATGACCCATTTGCGCGATACGGGTGCCGATGGCGATGATGTCGCGTCGTTTCGCCGCGTCTTTGACCATGTCCGCATAGATACCGACATTCGACGTGGTCGGAGCATAATCGATGAGCTTGCCGACGTAGTTCAGGCCTCCAACATGATCAAGCATTTTTCGCTCGGTCAATGTCGTACAAAGCAGTGTGGTGTCAACGTCGCCATGTTGATCGGACAGGTCGCAGATCAGATGATAAATCGTTTTGTTGTTCGGCTGGTAGAAGTCGTTTTCCGTGATTTTCTGGCGCGCCTCGTCAATGGCGGTACGGGATTGGAGCATCGCACCCAATACGGTGCGTTCCGCTTCATCCTTGTGTGGTAGTTCCTGGTTAAACGGATCGTTCATTGCTTGCTCGCCTCCTTGTCCTCAGCCAGTCGGATTTTCTTCGCCTGCTGCTCGAGGTATTTGATTTCTTCCTCGATGCGCTTCAGACGTGCCGTTCGACTATCTACTGTGGATAATCCGTCCGGGTTTTCTTTCCACCGGGCGATACAGCGTTCGATGCGCTTGTGCCCGATCACTTCGGGTCCTATCCCGTTGTCGCGGAAGATGTCGACAGGCCGGTCTCCCATGGCATAGCGTGCCGTCGCTTGCGCCCTGAAGGAGTTCGTGTAGTAGATTCGTCCGCCTTGCACTCTGCGCACGATTTCAGGCAGCGTACGAAGGTAATCGACGGTTTCCCGATCGAGATTTTTCCCTGATGTCATTGCGTGTTAATCCTTTGGCGGTTCTGTTTGCGAGGAGAGGATGCGACGGTGATTCCAAGAGCTTTTCTTGTTCTTTGGTTGTTGAGCGCGGCATACAGTTCGATGTGTTCGAAGGCGTTGAACTCTCCTCTCGCGTTCATTTCCAACATTCGCAGAATGGATTGGATGCGGAGCTGTTCCGAGACCTCAAGCAGCCCCTGCGTCGCTGTCCCATCGGATCCCTGTGCCTCATGGCGTTCGGATGGATGGGTTGGCTGTTCTGATTCGAGGCGCATGTTCAGGTATTTCATGGCCTCTTCCTCCGAATCGAATTGACGGATCGCTGCGGGCATGTGGCTCTCGCATTCGATGATTTCAAAGTGGGTTTGTTCTTCTGCCACTGATTGGTCCTTGATTGTGTTGTGCGATGGTTTCATCGATGAAGTCACGTACGGAAATCAGGTCGCTGATGTCCGACACGGATGTTTTCGGAGTGCGCTCGTCGAGCTTTCCATCCTGCGGCATCACGTATGCGCTGAACCCGTTAAAGCTGGAAACCCTCAACAGGATCAGGGACCAGCGGAGATTGGTCCCGGGTATCTCCAGCCGGCATGATCCGTCGTCATTGTCGATGCGTAGCACCGTCATATCAGACCGTCGTCTTGAGAATCCGGAACATGCTTGGCCTCGTTCGGTCATGTTGCGCGACATATCTTCGGACAGTGCGCATGGCTTGTCTTTTGCTCTCAAATGAAGGTATGAGACTCCGATGCCAGGCGGGCTTCCAACCGTCAGCTGATTTTTCTTGTATGGAAAAAATACTCATCGGTTTCCTTGTCGTTCTGAATTAAGGTCTCTTATCGGACCGCCATCGGCTGATATTCGTCGAGTTCTCGAAGCAGTCCCTCCTGCCAGCCCTTGTCATCAAGGTACCGCTCCTTCATCTTCCAGCAGGAAGAGCAGAGTCCGGTCTGTCTCTCATCTGCCGACAGAAGGGTGCTGCACCCTCGGCAGAGGTGATTCAGGATTTTCGTTCGGAACCGCACTTCATTTCCTTTCCCGCATCGTTGAAGGCTTTGAACACTTCGTTGATGTACCGGTTCTGATCTCGTTTCGGGAGTTGCCCGAAGTCGAGAATCTGATGGCCGCGACGACCTTCGACGAGCCGATATAGGGCTTTCGCCGCGGCAAGAACCTCGGCGGTGATGCCAAGATCCGCAGCATCAACCGGTTTCTTGTGCAGTGGTCCAGGAATAGGCGGCGAGAGACGCAGTTGGTCGAAAATGTTGGTGACGGCTTGCATTTTCTCCCCTCACAGTTCTCCCTCGTGGAATCGGAATGGAGCTTTCGAGGACAGGTCCTTCGTCGTTGAATCGTTGACGTTTTCTCCCGTCTTGCTGATTAGCAGCGCAGGCCCGTTCATCCAACGCCCATCGGACTCACGGATCTGAATGATCCAAAGCTCCTGACCGTTTTTCCACACGGTGTACAGGCCGCCTGACTTGTCCTCCCACAGTCCGGGACGATCCGGAATTCGTGCGGGTACCGGTCGCAAAGCATGGTCGAATGCGTCGTCATCAATCCAATAGGTGAACGTGGTGGAATCAATCAGGACTAGACAATGGCCGTCATCGGTGATTTCCTGTACTGGGTATCTGTTCCCGTTCGTTTGCACGAAGACGTCTCCGGGTTGCACGCCGGTAATGTCTTCGATGATTTTGTATTCGGGTTCGTCGGGTAGCAGCTTGATGCTGACGGGTGCTTTCTGCCGGGTGAGTTCCATGAATCCGTCATGGCCTTCGTGGAACAGTTCGCCGATGTCGAAACTGTTAGCAGTGTATTGCCGGGCTCCGAGCGCGTGTCCGATTCCGGGAGCGAGTTGGAATTCGAGGATCATGTCGCCGCCGTATGCGGAGACTTGTACCCGTCGGTTTCTGAGCTGGGCGAATGTCATGTTTCGCCAGAAGCGTTTGTCGTGTTCTTCCATTGGCTGTCGTTGTTCTCTTATGATTTATGTGGACATAGTCAGTATAACATGTAAACAGAATTAAGGGGAGGGGGTGAATCTTCGGAGTGTCGCGATATGCTGAACTCGTCCACATAAAAAGACAAAAGATATACACCAAGAAAACAGCGGAATCCCAACTCGATTACCTCAGGGCCGCCACAAGCGATGCCGAAGACGGTGATTGCGGGTCCCGCCAAAACGGCAAAACGTAATCGGTTGATATCAAAAAAAACAGGAGCCAACATGACCTTCGCGGCAGAGCCGAACATCGGACCGTACCTCGTCGAAGAGACACCCCCAGACCTCTTGGAACACATCAACGAACACATCAAATTTCTCCAGGAATGCAAAATCACCTTCACGGGAAGCGTCGAAAGAGAAGATATCCCGTACACGAAAAGCGCGATAACATTGCTCAACAACATCGACGTGCTGATCGCCGGCGAGGAGGCCGACAAGGAAGTCCTCCGATTCAACAGCGGGGACATGATGAGCATGATACCGCCAGCTACCAAGCACTATAAGCCCGACCTTGACCTCAGGACCCAGAGTCTCATGGACGGCGGATACACCGAAGCGATGATCAATTCAGACAGGCAGATGTGGGGCGGCTCACCCATCACATTCCCGAACGACCCGCAGTGGAATAAATAAGGACCACGACCGGCGGGCATGCCGGGTGACGACCCCAACGCCTCTAGCATGCCCGCCTTTCTTTGACCAACTTGGACGGCGCGTCGGCCGTCGAATCCGGATGCGAATCGGTGTGAATCGGAGGTTGTTTTTTCTGATGGCGAGGCATAAGTCTCATGAGAAGGAACCATTGGGTTGGAGTGTCGGTGATTTCGCCTTGTCGGATCCGGGGTGTCGATTGTATATCGATATGGCCCGGAATGCGTATGGGAAACTCGACCCGAAACTGGTGTCCTGCAGAATTCATTACCGGCTGCAGTGTCTGAACCTCAGTCCCAGGAAGGAAGGCCGGTAGGTCTTCGGTTCGAAGGTATAGAACAAGCATCTGCCTTACTGGGTATGTTGGCATGTCGCGTATGAAAAACCGTAAAATTGTTGGTATCAACCGAAAAAGCAAAAACAGGGGAAGAGTCGGGATGCCCAACAAAATACACAGGCTGAGAAGCGTCGGGATGGACAACGGCATAGCCACAGGATTCGGAATTCTTTACGTTGCGGAAGAGGCATACCCGCTCATCCCATACGTGCGCGGCAACGAACATCCGCTCGCATTCGGCAGGACGCCTCGACTCCTAAGCATCCTGTTCACGACGTTCCTCAACACGCAAAACGCGGATTACAACGGCAAGACCAGGACGCTGACCATCGGCAAGGACGTACGTCAAGTGGCCCGCAGAATGGGCATGCTGACGGGAGGCTGCGGCCGACAGAATACGGTCACCAGCATCATCGGCTATCAGGACATCACGTTCACTTCAAGGGACGGCAAAGAAGTCAAACCGATCGAAAAGACGAACATCGTCCAAGGCGAAAGCTGGAACGAAAAAACCATTACCTTCACTTGGGAATACGTCCGATTGATGTCGCGCGAACCGAAGGAGATTCCTCTTTCCGCCGTCGTCGGAACCAGTGGCGGAAGCCTGTCCTTGGATCTGCTGGTGTTCGCGACGCTCTACTGTCCGGAGCAGAAGGAACTGTATATCAGCCGAAGCAATCTATACAAGATTGTCCCCGGTACGAGCACGGAGACGGTGTCCACCAAGCACCTCACCATCAGCCTCCAAAAGCTCAACCAGATTCAGAAAATATGGGTATTCTCCTTGACGAGGGCGGGCCTCGTAATCAGGCCATACGGGATGCCGTCAAAGGCGGAGAACCGTGTGCAGCTCATCGCGGAATAATTAAAAACGGTTGGATACGGATCCATGTTCGTATCCAACCGTTCAAGCATCCCGAGATGCCGGCCGTCAGATTTTCAGCTTCTCAACCACACTGAGATCGACGCCGTCACCCCAGTGTTCAGCCACCGCATTGACATCCTTCATCGGCTCACCGGACGCGCGGCCGAAACCACGATCCGGTTCGGCGGCATTCAAAACAGCGAACAGGGTCTTGGACAAGGTCTTGTCTTCCATGAACGCGAAAGCAAGCCTCATCTTCAGGTCGGACGGTTGAGCGCCCGCAAGTTCCTTGACGAACTTGGAGAATTCGGCGACCCGTTTCCGCGTCTTGGTTTCCGTCAGCACCTCAAGCAGAACCGGAGCGTCGGTCTTGCTGGTCTCGCACAGAATCTTGGCGATGTTCGCGGTACGGTCATCGGAAAGAACGTCGAGCATATCCTTGATCTTCGCATACGAGGCGGCTTCCAAATGAGGGAAGGACGAGTTTTTCTTCGCGGTCTTACGCCGCGTGGTCTTGGCACCCTTGACGGGGGTTTCTTCATCACGGTCGGGCGTTGTCTCATCGACGGAATCCGTCTCTTCCGGCTGGACGGCAGGCTGAGAATCCTCGTCCGATGCCGACCAGTTCTCAGAATCGTCCGCTTGCCCGGCTTCGTTCACCGGCTCGGAATCGTCGACCGGCGCCGGGGTTGGGGTCGGGGTGCTGAAATTGTTGTTCCATGGGAAATCTGCCATCGTTAACTCCCTTCATCAAGGCAGGACCGTTCACGTGAACCGTCTTCAACGACTGTATCCGAGCAGACAACGAATAACTGAAAAAATATTGAAATTAACCGTCTTGACTTCGGCGCGGCGTCGCGCGGCCGCCGTTTCTCATGCAAACTAGGCGGACCAGAAAAATCACGAACAAAACAAAAGAACAGACAGGCAACCAAGAAAAGTCAAAAAAGAAGAGAAGAAAAATAAGAAAAGACAATCCAAGAACAAGAGAAAGAAGCCAACTCAAACACATCACACAAACACCAAGACACCATTACCACATCATTACCACATCACAGCAGGGTAAAACCAGAGCAACGAACCGCAACATTACCAACAAAGCAACAAACCAACGGCACGAAACAAAGCAACGGAACGAAAACGCAACAAAGCAACGAACCGCAACAACCCATACATCAGCAAAGTCATCATCCTGAATGGTTAATTTCAACAAATATTCGGCATATAACAAGATATGACGTAATATCAAGAAATGAACAGACAGGACGATTGACGGACAAGCAACAAAACAAAAAACAGTCAATAAAACTAAATCAGTGTTGTCTCGTCAAAAAAGGTCTCTTTCCGGAGAAAACCCCGGAACAAGCAAAAAACAGTTCAAAGGAACTTGGAGAAAAGATGGCAAGTCTGATAATCGGACATGGAGGCATCCTCGACGTGCTGCGATCCAAGGTCCCCGAACAGCGTTGGAGGGTCCCCGCAGGAGAGGATTTCGCGGCCCAGGCAGACTTCCTGACAAGGCACCCGGTGCGTCCAGGCCGTCAGGGAATCGTGTTCACAAACCTCCCGGGCAACTGGATGCCGGTCGCCGATGCAGGCTGGACAATCTACTGGATCGACCGCGGACAGGTACCCATCGGAGCGCAGGCCCTCCCCGAATATTTCATGGACCGGAGCATCACGGATTTCGTCCACGAGTTCTGGCGGATACAGACAATCGACAAGCGTCTGGTAGGCGATATCATCCTGAACAGGACCCGCCAGATGGCACCCATGATCATTGTCACATCGAACACTGGAGGCGTGGGAAAGACGGTTTCCTCACGCAGATTATGCGAGCGGGCAAGAGAAAAAGGATTACGCCCCCTCCTTATCGACGGCAACATGAGACAGTCATCGCAACGTTCCTTCTTCGATCCTGGGCAGCGTATGCCAGTGCACACCATAGCCGACTGGCGTCCCGGCATGGCAGCACAATACGGCGCCAATTCGGGACGCATGTTCAACATCGGTTACGATGTTTCGTTCGCTCCGCCGGCCGGTGCGATGGTGTCGTGGGACCACTACCGCGCATACATCGAGGTAGCACGCAAGCTCTGGGACTTCGTCGTCCTGGATCTCGACCGTATCAGCGCAGATGATCTGCAGGACAGCAACACAGCCGCCGGAGGAATGGTCGTCCCCTACGTCCTTGCCGGCGACCTTTGCCTGATCATCGTCAAGGCCGGCGTGCAAACGCAAGGAGATGCGTTGAATCTGCTCAGCGCGTTTCCCCGTTACGGTTTGCCCCGAGAATGTATCGGAATAAAAGACACGGTCCCGGTCGGAATGACAGACTACCGGCCACTTGATTATTCAAGATACGGGATTTTTCTCGGAGTCGAGTACCAGACGATCGAGGCCGGCAATCTGATCGCATCCGGTAAATCGAATTGGGCTGACTCGAATCTGGACTTGGCGAGAGAGCAGACCCTTGAATGGGTTCTGCCCGATAAGGGATTCGAACCGGCCAAGTTCGAAGTGAAAAAGAAAAAAGGATGGTTCCATCGTGGCTGATCTCTCACTCACACCGAATCCCGATGACCGTGCTCTATGGCCGATGGGTAGCGACGCCGATTGGATTCGCGGAAGCGACGTGGCGAACAACGAACACCCCGGAGTGCTGGCGCAACGTCATCAGTGGATCGTCCCGAACCGATTGTTCGCGGAAAGCATGGTCAAAGCAAACAGTGAATTGGTTACGAGCATCATCGGCGCATTGCTTTCATGGAGGATATGCACCGTCGACCAGCTTCGGGCGGGACTCTCCGTGAAAGGAGCTCCCGAATTCCATCGCGACGAACCGAACCTGTACGGCGCGTTGTGTCGGCTGGGAGTCATCGACATAGGCTTCAGCCCTTACGAAAGATTCTCCGGACGGACAATCCCGCAAACCTGGTTGTCGTTGAGCTCTGACAAGAAACTCATCCGAAGCACGCTCGGCCTGTTTAATTCAGCAACTTGGCTCCGTCGAATGCTTTCGGACAAGCAGTTGATCGGAATGAGACGCCACGTGCGCCATAATACGTATGCGGCGCACGTCGGACTGCATCTCGGTGTCAATCCGGACATCAAACTCGTCGGAGGCGACGGTTGGGGAGCGTTCCGGCTCATCGACCCGCAGGCGGTCAGCGAAGCCGGACTGCCTCACAGCTGTTCGACGGACATCACCGCACTCGCATCGAACAACGTGCTTGCGGGAATCGAAGTGCAGGTCCACCCAAATAACATGAGCCAGAAAATCTCCAATTGGTCGAAGCTGCTCGCCTACTCGCCGATGCAACGACGTGGACTCATCTGTATCTGGCTGCTCATACGCGACACCAGCCAATGGCGGTACCCGGCGTTGGGCAGCATCATCGAAACGGCAAGCCATGCCGACGAGATGTTGGTCGGCGACCCATCCGTGGCGTCGCGTATGGGATTCGCGTTATGGGACGACTGGTTCGACGAGCAAGGCAACCCGACCGGCGGGATCGGAACATACCGGGACATGCTGAACGTCGAACGCAGCATGTTCTCACCGGACTGGGGCCGATGCACCCCATCAACAAAACCTGTGACGACGATCCGTGACTGGGGGTGGACGGTCATGGATGAAACAATCAGACACCAATGGGGCTGGGATGTCAGTGGATGGCGGAAGCCGGAAGCATACCGGGGAGGATTCTACGGGTATATCGGAGGTGAAAGCGTTGAACTCTCTTCCTGAAAATTTCACAACCAACCAGCAGCGTTTGGAGGAAGCCAAGACCGAACGTTACCGTGCATTGCAGAAGATGCGGACGCTTTGCGAAACAGGGCGCCGTTCGCTGGTGGTCCCGTTCCTTATGGTCAACCTGCAACGCAATCCGGCTTTGAAAAAAATACGACTCTGGCAATTGGATGCGATCATGTTCGACGTTTCCAAATACATTGCGGTGAAGACCATACGACGGATGAGGGAAACCATCGGCGACCAGAGCACCGTCAAGGACGGGTATGCGGATTTGGGATGGGCGTTGGCGGACAAGGATGCGACGGTCCGCATGACCACATGGCTATATCAACTGTTGGAAAGAGAGAAGCTGGCCAAGTTCGACTTGCCGGAGGGATTCCCCTTGGCCATGCTCTACTCCGCCGAACCGGCAACTGCAGAACAATCGAATTGACAGGAGGGCATCGGATTTGACTTCTCTCCCGCCTGAAGGCGGGAGATTCCGGGGTTCACGCCCCGGGGTTTCTGTTCGTTTGGCAAAAAGGAAAAGAGGCTACTCTTGCGAGAGACCGTCTTTGATTCTGCCGTCCTTGCAGACGCTGACCGCAAGTCCTGCGGCGAGGATGTTTTTTGCCGCGTTGCCGTCACGATCGTGGTGGCAACCGCAGGCAGGGCATGTCCATTCCCTGACGTCGAGCGTCTTGGGGCCGGTCTTGGCCCCGCACGTGGAGCACAGTTGCGTGCTCGGATAATACTGGTCGATCACGATCAGTTGGCGTCCGTACCATTCGCTCTTGTATTCGAGCATGCGTCGGAACTCGGCCCATCCGGCGTCCAGTATGCTGCGGTTCAACCCGCTTTTCGCGGATTGGCCGTTGGGCAGGTACTGGCCGGGATGTTCGGGGTCGGTTTTCGGCTTGCATCGTCTGGTCATGTTCCTGACGGCAAGGTCCTCGATGATCACCGTTTGGTTGTCGCGGATGATGTTCGTGGACAGCTTGTGCAGGAAGTCACGGCGTTGGTCTGCGATGCGCGCGTTGATGCGGGCCACCTTCAGCTGTGCCCTGCGATGGTTGTTGCTTCCTTTCCGTTTTCGGCTGAGCGACCGTTGCGCCCGTGCGAGGCTTTCGAGGCTTTTCTTCAAATGCCTCGGGTTCTCTATCACGGCGCCCTGGTCGGTGACGGCGAACGAATCTACTCCGAGGTCGAGCGCGATGGCGTTGCTTTTCCTGCGAAGGGTCGTGATGTGTTCCTTGACGAGGATGCTCACATGCCAGCGTTGCGCTGGGTCGAGGCTTACGGTCACCGTGGAGGGTTCCGCCCCTTTGGGCAGGGTCCGCGACCAGACGATGGGCAACGGTTCCTTCGTTTTGGCGAGACGCAGCTCGCGGCCGTTCCAGTCGAACGCGCTTCGCGTGAACTCGGCGGAACCGCCGTGCGTCTTCTTCTTGAACGTGGGGTAGGCGTTTTCCTGTTTGAAGAAGCCGGAGAACGCCCGTTGCAGATGGCGCAATGCCTGTTGCAGGGGGACGCAGGACACGTCGTTGAGGAACGACAGTTCGTCGGTCTTCTTCCAGCCGGTGAGCATGCTGCTCGTATCCGAATAGGACACGTTGCGCCTCTCGCTGGTCCACGCCTCGCTACGGGCTTCCAACGCCTTGTTGTACACGAGGCGCGCACAGCCGAGCGTACGCCTGAGCGGGTTCTCCTGTTCGGGCGTCGGGTAGAAACGGAACCGGTATGCCCGCTGGAATTCCCTGCGCTTGACCATATCTCACATTAGACCACTACGATTTGTGAAAGGAGGGAGGCTTGTTTCCTCCCCGCCCTGAAGGGCGGAGTCCCCACAAGCCAAACAAGATGAACGAAAAAGAAAAAGCATGGTACGAGGTGACTCGCAGCATTAGCCAACTCGATGGCGACCAGTTGAGATCCATCGCGGATGATGTCCCAGGAAATCTGGAGGACTGCACGCTGCTGCTCGTCAGAGCGGGAAACGAACCGGTCCGCGAATATGTGCATGGCGATGGCGAAGGCATACGCAAGGCGGGTGATCTCGCCGGCTTTTCCATCAGCCCACTGCCAGGGAACGGCGAACCCGAACTGCCGGAAGGAATCAGCAGATCAGCTCACTCTCTTGTGCCATGGCGGGCCCGCCTGAATTCAAAGGCGACGATGGAGAAGATGCGCACCGATTCCGCCGGCATTCGGAAAAGCGTCGAAGCATTGATGCCGGCAGACAGTTATGTCAGCGTAACGCTCCGCAGGCAAGGATATTTCGAACAGGCCCGAATTCGAGATTGGGTTGCCGACGAGCATTCCACCGTCGAGGACGGCAACGAATTTGTCGCTGCTCACACTCTCTGCGCGCGAGTCACCGCAGCATGCGCCGACAGCCGCCGGAACGCAGAACTCGCACAACGGGCTGGACAGGCCATGTTCCCGCTGCTCTCCAACATGAGCAGTCATCCCAGCTACCCAAAGTTGGGCGGACTCATCGTGACCTTGGCTGTCACCCTGTTGACGATGGTATTGTCCGCCATCACTCCGATTCGTCTTGCCACATTCTTCTGGCTGGCGGGAACGGTAGCGGCGATGCTGCTGGTGCCTTGGGTTTTGAGTGGACTACTCTCCGCAAACGCGAAAGCCATGCTGAACGACGACAACAGCACTCGAATGTACTTCCGAGTACCGCCGCACTACAAATTCGCATGTCTGGGACTGTTGGCGTACTGCTCTTTGATGCTGTTGCCGATACCGTCATGGTTGTGGATCGTTCCTCTTGCCTTCACTGTTGCAGCTGGAATCAGATGGTGGAGGAACACTCTATGGGATGATATTCTCCAACGCCCACGCCGATACTGGTGGCTTCGCCGCAAACGCAAGGCGAATCTCAGTGACACCGAAACAAAACTCGGCATGAAAGACAAACGAGTGTATGCGACGGGATATGGCCCGCAACGCACTACTTTGATCTTCAGCCCAATGACCACGACCACACTGTTCATGCCGGTGCAGAAATCCACGGCGGTAAAACAGGACCTTCACCCGGTGCCCGAACCATTGTCCCATGGAGGCGTCCTGATCGGATTGGACGATTCCGGACGTCCCGGATACTTGGATCCGACACAGCTCTATGGCGGAATCGCAATCAGCGGTGAAGCCGGATCAGGAAAAACCGTTCTGACCCACGGCATCAGCCAATGGGCCATCAGCCATCGCAATGATACCAGCCGTGACGTGTGGGGAACGGATTCACGACTCATCCACTTCTGGATGAAGGACGACACCGGAGTGGAAGTGCTGGACCGGTATCGGCAAACGCAGGGGATTGACTCCCATCCACGTGTCATATACCTCACCGATCCTTCCAGCATCGGTCTCGATTTGCTCGGAATGCAGGAGGGAAGGAACGCCCAGGAGACGGCGGAAAGCGTCGCCAAAACCATGAGATACGCATTCAATGCCGGCGACATTCAGAACGACTCCCAAAATATCATCACCCAATCCATGACCATCGGCGTGGCCGCAAGCCGATACGACCAACACAAGCCAGGGGACATCCTAAGAAGATGCAGACAACTCGAGCAACAGTATCCCGGGGCCGGTCAACTCAGGCAACAGCAGTCACCCATCGGGTGGGCCGTGGTCGCATTGTGTGGGTCGGATGGTCAAACCGGATCAGCCAGAGCGCTTGGACAGGTATGCAGGGCTCTCGCATTGGAATTGAAGGACGATCCTCTCGGAACGGACATGACGTTGGCCGCGCGTGCCGCAGAACAACTGTACGGACGACCGGATCAGAAGGGGCAGGCGGCGCGAAGCGATCGTGAAATACTGCAGCGCACCAACGCCTCGGTGAACAAGGTCAACCAGTTCCTCGCCATCGAACACATGTTCACGCCGCGACGCAGCACCGTCACATGGAAGTGGATATTGGATCATCCGGGCGACTATCACATCGTGCTCGCCCCGCACAATGGTCACTCGCTTCCCGAACTCATGGACAAGATTCTGGGCTCGTGGCTCATGTACCGGTTCTGGAACACGGTGTTCGCACACTGCAAAGACTGGTTAACGCTTGGCAAACACACGATGCTCGTCTGCGACGAGCTGAGCCTGCTGGCGAACGGGTCGGACGACGTGTTGAAGAATCTGAGGGAGCAGGGGCGTTCGTTCGGATTGATTCTCGTGTTCGCCACCCAATACCCGACCCAGTTGTCCGACACGTTGTTGGATTCGTTCCTGGGGTATACGACGTTCATCAGCTACAACACGTCGATTCCGCGCATAGCCACGCTGACCGCGGCACGTCTGACCGACAATGAGGGATTGGACGGGTGGACCGGAGGAGCGGTGACGAACCTCCCCAAATACCATGCCGCTGTAAGAACCAGAAACATGGAACAGATCCAGCCGGCGTTCATCGTAAGCGTGAAAGACTTCGACGACGGTTATCGTCCCGGCGACAAGTAGGCCTCGCAAAAAACATGCCAACCCATCCGGCTTATGTTGATGCCGGATGGGTTTTCTCAATCTGCGTCCCCCGGCTTATCCGAATATGCAAGAAACTTTGTTAAAAACCGAAAATCTATCGTTATCAACCGATTCCGTTGATACACTCGGGAAACGCAGGAGGGTTCCTTCAAACCAAAATCGAAGGGAATCCAATCATGGGCAACACCATAGAAATCGCCGCCGCCAGCAACCTCGTCGGAAGCTACCACGCCATGTTCGACGGCATCCTCAACTCGACCGCCGGACAGCTCATCACCAAGGTGGGCGCCGCTGCCGCAGTGATTCTGGCCTTGGGGCTTATCCTGGGAGGAATCAGCAAGATACTGGGACGAAGCAACAAGCTGGTCTCTACGTTCTGTCCAAGCGCCGCACGAGTCGTCGTCGTTCTCGTCGTCATCTTCATCTTCGCCGGACCGACCGTAACCGTTCCGGCATTGCTGACAGCTCTTGACTGGATCGTCAACGCCGTGGGCAACCAAAGCAAAGACTACTTCGGAGTCTGATCGGGGGACATATTCATGGGCGAGCAAAGACAATTGCATCCAAGGGAAACCATGGATGACATCACCGAGGTCTCATCCACCGCATCCATTGAACGTAAGAACACGTTCATGATCACGAAAAGCACGGAAGCCCGATCCAAGACCGTGTTTTCGACAATCATCGGCGGTGTTATAGGACTGTTGATCTGTCTTATGCTCGCCCCGATCATCGGCATCACATTCGGCGTGGTGTTCATCCTCATCGGCTTGGTCGCCGCACCATTCCTCATGGTCGGCCAAGTCAAAGACCGGACCCAGCAGGTCCGATGGAAAAGACTTCTCAGGAGATTGCAGAGCCGGAACATCGCCGGAGAGGTTTTCTACCCCAATTCGAATCAGCCAGAGCATCTAAGCAGTCTTAAGGAGATGTGGATACTGTGAGCGCTTCAACCCAGATGCAGCCCAGCCTCCCGGTCAGGATGCAAGCGCGACGGAACATGCTGTTCATTGTTCTGCTCGTCGTTCTGATGACAGTGGTCGTACTGCCCTCCCAAGCATTCGCCATGGTCGAAAACGACGGCGGTGCGAGTGCGCCGGTATGCGCTACGGCCACAAGCACCCAAGTCGATTACACGACATGTCTTCCGTCCGGCCGATGGGGAAGCAATGTCGGCAGCATAACCAGCCGCATCGAACCATCGAGTGGCATCCTTGGTTTCATCTCCAATGTGCCGGCCCTGATCAGTCATACGACAAGAGACATCCTGCCGAACATGCTGATGCAGATCACACAGCTCTGCTGGTCATCCGCCCTGTCGCTAAGCCAGTTCGCGGCAAGTTTCACCCCATTGAAGACCGCTGGAGCTTCGGTCGACCATGCCACGGCGAAACTTATCGACAATGTCATGGCCGGAGGAATACCCGCGGCATTGATGGTGACCGCCATCGTAGTATGGCTTCTCGCGGCGGGATTTGACATCGGGACCACGAAAGAGGCGAGCAAACGACTGCTTGCCACAGTGCTGTGCCTTGCGACTCTCATCGTTTTGGGGGCAGGAGCCTCGAAAACCGCGGAGAATGCGACCGAACCGGCGACCGGCAGCCCCTGGTGGGTTGTCAACACCATCAACGGCGCAGTCAACAAGCTCACCGTCGGACTTGATCTGGACGGGTTGAATGATGGTGAATCGAACATGATGGCATCAAGCAACAAAGCACTCAACCGTGATACGAACTGCCAGGATTACCTGTATGCCATGCACCAGCAGTACGACAGTGCGACCAGAGGCAACGGGGGAGACACATCCGCTATCACCAAGGCTGTGAACCGCATGTGGGAGGAAACGGCTCTCCGATCGTGGGTGACGATGCAATGGGGTAATCCGTCAACGGGGCCGAACACGCCATCAGGCGTGGCCGCCAACGCACAGCAAGCGTACTGTCATGTGCTTGACATGAACACGAACACCGATCCTGCGGTGCAAATGACATTGACGAATGCGGCAACCGGTTTGAGTATCGATTCCGACACAGCAGAATGGTTGTTCAGCGAACACGGTTGGATCGACCCTCAGGACAGTTCCGTCAATGACAAGGAAAAGGAGCAGAACGATCGAGATAAATATGTTCGACTGACCAGAGCGGGGATCTTTTGGGAGACCTGCGGCGTCAACGGCAGTGGGAAGGTGTACGGCCGTGACGGCTGGAGCATCCTCGTCAAAAACATGGGGGACAAGGATACAGGAGCCATCAAAAATGGGAAGCTCACCGTCAGGCTGAAAAAGGATGGATTCAGCGACATTTCAGGCGGGAACGGGGCTCACTTCTACGGGGACGATGACAAGATAGACCAGAACATACTCCAATTGTGCAATGTGGCTTTGGGCACAAAGCAATTCAAAGGCGACCAGTATCGGGCCTTTCACAACGACAATGACTTCCGTGATTCGAGCGGCAACGTCCAGAACACGAACATCGCCGATGCCGCGAACTTGGGCTGGCGTTTCGATATCCCCAACGTCGGTGGGACTTGGCGTGAAGCCAACCTTGGTGACACGCAGAATTCTTCGACCGGTCAGGGCGCGATGCGCATCACCTTGGACAACCTGTATGGCAATTCGTCGCCGGACAATCTGGGAGCATTCGGCTCGGCGCTCGGTGGCATCTGCAACATGATCGTCTGGGGATTGTTCAGCGTCATTCTCATCATGACCAAGCTCATGCTCGTCATGATGGTGCTGTTCCTCGATGTAGCGTTCCTGGTGCGCGCTTGGCCCATAGGCGAGGCTCCGAAGAACGTGCTGAAGAACTGGGTGAAATACACGTGCAACCTGAGCATGACGGGCGGATTGTATGCGGCTTTGGGAACCATCGCCACATTCATCTGCCAGCTCACGTTGAAGTTCTGTTCCGAAATGAGCAGCAGCTTCATGTACAACGTGATCAATGGTTCCAGCCCCGTGCTTGCAATCGCCGCCATCAGCCTGTTTTGTACCAGCGTTCTCAAGATCGGCAACCTGTTCAGTTTCAAAGCGATGATGGGAATCGCCACTGGAGGAGCCATGGCAGGCGGAGTACTGGCCGGACTCAGCAGAATCCGCGGAGGAATAAGCAGCGGTCTCCACATGGGACGGTTCCTCACAGGCCGAAACCACGGTGGCATGTCCAGTCGCAACGCCGGACCACGACACAAGACGTTTGGTCCTACCGCAGGCGAAAGCAAACTCGACTCCATGCTCGATTCGGAGAGGAAGAAGCTGGATCTCGACGGCGGCGACCGCAACCTGTACGGACGCAACACGAAAGAATACGATGCGATCGCAGCCCGCGGAGCAGGCTCCATCAGTCATAGATGGGGGCGCATGAACGAAGGCACCGTACGCGGATCTCTCGCAGGAGTCGCCGCACGTTTCGCCAACCGAGCCGACAAGGCTCAGATGTTCATGACAGGCGGTATGTCCTACGATGATCGCGTCAAGAACTATATGGCTCACCATCCCGGCGCATCGCTCAGCCGCGCCCGTACCATGGCAAGAGGTGCAAGCCTGCTTAATCAGACCGCACGCGGCCTGGGCGGGGGAGCTATGCTGTTGGGCGCGACAGGCAAGGCAGCCCTTGGTGTCATGAAATCCCAACCGTTGCGTGACGTGGTCAAGAGAGGCGCCAAGGTCGCGGCGACCGGTATCGCCGCCGCCGCACTCGCATCCAACCCGATCACATTGCCGGCAGGTGTAGTCGCATTGGGCAAGCTCGCCACCAACCGTGACCTCTGGCATGGAGCCAAGGTCGGAATCGGCGCACTGGGAGCTAGAGCGGAGAAGAGCCGCAACGAAATCCTAAGCCTGGGGCAACGGCCTACGACGGTCATGACTCCGATTGCTCCGGTCGAAGACAATCCGTTTGATCTCGATGAATCATTGAATGAGATGCACTCCGAGGACGGAAGCCTCAACTCCGATGGAAACAAGGCGTTCGGGGTGGTGGAGAACAGCATGATGCACAACTTCCGGCAACAGGGCCACATGAGCGAGCAGGAAGCCGCCGACGCATTGGAGGGCGCGCGTATCACGGGAGAGGTTAAGGAAGCAGCGGCGAAATACCATGCGAACCTCAGCGCGCCGAAGAACCCACCTCGCCAGAAAACGTCTGATGAGTTCGAAACGGATGGAGATGCGTTCTGATGGACACCGACACTGTTACTCAGACGACTGGGCAGGGAGCCGCCGATTTCCTCACTGTCCTGTTCGCTTGGATGTTCACGCCAACGGGAGCCGTGCTGACACTGCTCCTGTTGGCGGTCGGCGGCGTCAGCGTCTTCATGAAGATCATGGGACGTTCGATGAGAATGTTGTCCGTTGCGGCGAGGATATGTGCGGGCCTGTTCTTCGTGTGGGTCATCAGCGGTGTCCTGGAGGCGATGGGCATTCCCATCCGTGAATGGATGCAGGGGATCGCTAGTCAGCTCCCGGATTTGGGCGCGCTGCTCAAAGCATTTCTGGAGAGGCTGTTGTTTACGGCATCCTAAAATTTTCGCAAAGAATTGCGGAAATGCGGGAATGGTTTTGCAGTTGAATGCGGAAGCGTTTTTTCTGCCTGATCATTCCCGCATTGTGTTGTTTTCCTGTTGATGGGAAGAAATGATTCCACAAAAAAATGCGTCTCTGCTACACTGAATGTGGCCACATAAAAAAGCGCGTCTCACGCCTCCACTTTGGCGGCGGGAAACGTGAACGAAGGAGAAAGCAGCATGCTAAAAAGCACGATTCTTGTCGCGGTCGCCGACATCAAAGGCGGCGTCGGAAAAACGACGACAGCCATGCTCATCGCCGGATGCCTCGCCCGGCGCGGAGAACACGTCACGGTTCTAGACGCCGACAACACCGGTGGCGCGACGCTCTGGGACGAATACGTGCGAATCGAGGACGATCGTCGTCGCAAAGAAGACGAAGCCAACGGGACTTCACACAAACCCTACAAGCTGGGTTTCGACGTGATCCAAACCAATGACGTGATCCTCGGAATGCCTGACAGGATACGCGAACGCTACAAAGGATGGGTCATCATCGACACTCCTCCATCCGATGCGGGAACGGTGCAGACGGCACTCCAAGCGGCCGACGTGTCAATCATCCCCTGCCAGCCGTCCATCAGCGATTTGAGCCATGCAGGGAAAACCTATGCGGCCGCCAGAAACGGCATCATCCTGCTCACGCGAGTGAAAGCGCGAACCAAACTCGCGCGCGACGCAGTGAAACAATTGGATGAGCTGGAGGCAACACGATTCGAAACGGTCATCCACGAGAGGGAAGCCATCAAGAATCTGTACGGAACCAACCAGATAGACAACAGGGATTACGCTTCCGTCACCCAAGAGCTCATTGACCTCGTCAAACAGTTCGGCATCGAGTAGGAGTTGAAACATGGTAAAGAATATCAACAGCGCTTTCGGACGCGGCCTGCAGGACACTCGCGACATGGGGCGTCGGCCTCTCCTATCCGAATCCCCCGAACCGAAGATAACGGTCGAGGCTCCCGAGCAGAAAGCAGTCTCTGAAGCAATCCCGGAAGATCATGAGACGAAAACGAATGAAGCATCCGGGAGAGCCGGTCGGAGGAAGCCCGTGTATTCGTTCGACCGGAGGCTCGGCACGAACCTGACGGATGAAAACTATCTCGCGCTGCGGATCAAGTCGGTCGAGACGAACATGACCACGCAGGCTCTTCTTAACGCCGCAGTGGAACAATGCTTCGTCAACGGAGGACTTGACATGGAGCTGGCCAGAAAATACGCGCAGACCCGCTGACACAAAAAAGAGACTCGGCAGTATCCGAGTCTCTTTTTTCTTTTCCCGACTTCCACCGCTTTCACGCTGAGACTCCGGATAGTCTGACACTTGATAACACGTTCAGATTCTCAAGGAGACGAAGTGGCACGAAAAGCATCCGTTGAATCTCCAATGGACATCACCGAAGACAAACGGAAGAACGAAGTCGAACTGACGGCAATCAAACGCGCCATGCGAAACACCCGCTGGTGGAAAGTTTTCATCACCGTGTTCATGATCGCCGGAATCGTCGCTCCCGTCATCAGCATTCGCGCAATCAGCACGCTGCAGGACATGGGGTCCATGTTGAGCGCGAAATACAAGGAGATCAGCGTAGACAAACCAGGGAAACAGGCAGCCTTGGCGTCCGTCAACAAATGGTTGGACACAAACAAAGGACCATTCCGTTACGGGACCACGAACCTGTTATGGGATTCGGCGACAAAAGTCGGATCCAGTGACGAGGACACCGGAACAGGAAAGGAACATACCGACTGGTGGAGCCACCAGTTCTCATTGACCGACCTGTCCGACGGATCCACCCGCGACGTAACCCAGCTCATTTCATGGAAGAACAACGTGGCCACCGCAGTGGGAGACCCAACAGTGCTGCCGCTGAAAGCAAGCGGCGCTGGCGGAGCACAATCCTATACGCCATCCGGATACTCTCGCATCGACCAGGCGGCCAGCTTCCAGAACGTCGTCAACGCTTGGGCGAAAGCCTACATCGGGAAAGACAGCAACGCGTTCACCGTGCTGGTCGGGGATCCGAACAGCGAGCACGCCTACCAGCCAGCAGCCATCGGAACATTCAAAAACGTGAGCATCAACTGGCTTGTGGAGTGCGACAAGAACGGGCAATCCGTGCCAAAGGAACAATCCAGTGACACGCCTCCCTATGCTGCGGCGTCGATCAGCATCACATTCGAACCGTATGCCGCGATGCAAGATAGTTCCGATAAGGGAAGCGACACGTCATCTTCGGACAACACCGGCGGCTCGACCGTCAAGACGAACATCACCGTACTGGTCAAGAACCCTACATCCGGTAACGCGAAGATCATCGACTGGGGAGCGGATGGCAGCGTCAGGACGTTGAGTCCCTATGCGAACGCACTGAGCAAAAGCGACGTGACTTCGGCGAGCTCCGACGACGAGACCGGCAACACCTCGTCCGATAACGCCTCAGACGGCACATCGTCGGATGGTACGGCATCCGACAGCCAAAACAATGGACAGAACAACTAAGGAGACCATCATGGCCAATGACAAGAAACCGGAACTTCCCCCATTTGCGGAATTCGTCAACAGCAACGCCGACCTGTTCGGAGCGATCATCGTCATCCTATTCGGCATCGCGGTCGTCTGGACTATTATCAGCGGACTGTTCTAGAAGAGGAAACCGTCGTGGCATCGAGAAAAAACAAGACCGGCATAACCGTCGCCGGCATCCTTGGCGGCTTGGCCATCGTGCTCATAGCCATCATCGTCATCATCCAAACCGGAGTATGGGCCACGGTCGCCCCGCAATTCGGGTTGCCTGCAATAACCAGCATCAGTCAGATACTTCCGGGCGAAGACTCCATGCAGAAAACAAACATCGGCTTGGGGTTGAAAAAACCGGACCTGTCGAAAATCGAAGGCCAGATCAAAGACGGTCTGACCTCCTCGGGGAACACCGGAGAAAAGGATTCCACGAACACGGATATGGGAGCGAGCGGACTGCCGGCTTCCGCAGCAAGCCCCATGAGCGTGTCCGAAGCCATCACAGCCGCCCGGAACCTCCCGACCGAAACACCCCATACGAAGGGCTACAATCGCGCCGAGGATTTCGGGGACTGGCAGAACAGCGACCAGCTTTGCGGATACGGAACCACCCGCGACTACATACTCAACCGTGACTTGACCGATCCAGTCATGGACTCCAATTGCAAGGTGCAATCCGGGACACTGCATGACCCCTATACGGGCCAGACCATCAACTTCCGGAAGAGCGTCGTGAAGAACGGGAAGACCGTCAGCGGAGACAGCACCGCAGTGCAGATCGACCATGTGGTCGCCTTGAACGACGCATGGGCCTCCGGCCTGTGGAAGAACTCAAGGAAAAACGATCGCGTGAAATACGCGAACGATCCGGACGTGCTGCTTGCCAGCCAGGGGAATGCCAACAATGCGAAAAGCGAGGGCATCAACCTGTACGGGAGCGGTGTCCCCAAGAAGTCCGTCGGACGATGGGCCGCATCCACCCCATCCGTCTGGCTGCCGAGCAACAGCGGCTACCAGTGCTCCTACATGGCCAAGCGCGTCTACATCAAAGACAAGTATGGACTTTCCATGAGCAGTTGGGAGAAAAGCGAGACGATCGGGTTCCTGCAGCAATGCCAGGCGAAAGAAAATTAAGCCATCATATCGCCTGTTGTTTCGGAAACACTACGGTAGGTTGAGATATCAGGATGAGGGCCTACGTTCTCTCGACCCGAATCCTCTCGATGGCAATCCTGATTTTCCTCGGATTCTCCTATGGTGCGGCTTTCCTTTTGTGGACTTTTTGGGTGAGCCGCACCTTTTCTTTTTTTTCTGAAACAATTCTGTTATGCCTGTTAAACTGAATATATCTACATAAAGTATGGAACAGCAAGGAGATCCATTGTCTGAAGACAAGACCGAAAAACTCGGCGACTTTATGCGCCGCGTAAAAGACGACACGGTGCTCAACCTGTACTTCGTCACGGAGACCGGGTCGAAAAGAATACCGACGCCACTGTTCGGCAACCCCACTGCGGAACAGCTGAGGGACAACAGGTACCTGCAATCCCAGGTGGTCGCATCCCGCAAGCACTATTGCAATGAGGTGATCAGCAGCGGATGGACCGTTCACGTGGATACCAAGTTCGATCAGGAGGCTTTCGAGAATGCCTAAAGTGGATAGAGGCTGGAGAATCTGCGGACGTCAGTTCGGCTTTCTCGGCACCAGGCGCCTGCCTTAAACCGTGAATATCTTTCATTGGGATTTTCTTTTACGATATATGCCTGTTATACTGAATATATCCACATAGAGAATTGAAGGAAGACCCACCAATGAGCCACGCAGCCAACACAAGCATCCAAGACATCCAAAACGGAATAGGAGACTTCGTGCTCCGTCACGAAGCAGACCGCAACAGCCTCGACGGCTATATGAAACTACCCGAACAAAACCGTCTCAACACCTGCTCCCATGGATGTCTCATCGAACAAGGCGTGAAATCACACATGACCTACCACGATGACGGCAGCGGAGACTGGACACTCTGCAAAGACGACCCGGACTATGGGCAGTATGTCGCAGCAGGCAATCCAACGAGCGTTCCCGCGAATCCCGTCATCTGAATAGAAAGAACGAAATCATGTCCATTAAGTCAGCGCAAGCGAAACAACAGCTCAGAAACAGCGATGGCACATTCGCCAACGAGAACAAGAATGCGGGATTTCCCTCCAACGACATGATTCAGCGTGCCTCCAAATTGTTAGCGAAAAGCTCGGCGACCGTTGATGAGCCGATCATCAAGCCCTCCGTGAAGTCGGAAGGCTACATGGGATCCACCGCCATCACCGGCGGCAAATACGATGCCAGTCGCAGTCCGGCGGAAAACGCGAAACTCATGCGCGCGGACATCAAAGCATTGCAGAAGAACGGTGAATTGCCGAAGGATTGGAAGATCGGCGTCCGTACGAACACGAGTTCCATGAATTGGAACGCGCACGTCACCATCCAACTGCCGGAAGGCGAATCCTCCACCTATGTGCCGACCCACGCCGAATATCTGGCTGCAGACAAGGAAGACCGGATTATCGGTCCCGAGCATAAGGCATGTCAGGGAATCATCGAAAACCATGGCGGAAGCATTTCCACCGAGGAATGGGACGAAACCGCACGCCTCATCAACCAGAAAATCCGGAATGGCGAACAGTTGGCCGCCGCTGAACAGGCCTGCGTCATCGAAACCCCGCAAGTCCGCAACGCGAAGAAACTCTGCCAACGGGTAGGCGAACAGTACACGTATCAGAACAACAACGCCATGGTCGACTACTTCGACACGGACGGATACATCACCGTACGAGCAGTGACCGGAATCAGGAAACCAGAAAAACAATGAGCGAACCAGTCCGAAACTTCAACCAGTCAATCCACGTCAAAGGAGCCAAGGAGACTCATTACCCGGCTCCAGGCACGCTGATGCTATGGGGTGACAACTGGACACTGTTTGATTGGATTCGTCAGAACACCGACTACAACACGGACACCGAAACGGCGACCATTGATGCCGACGTGCTGGATCGGCTTCACGAATACGCATCTGGCATAGCCAATCAGAGGGGACGGCGTGACGCACGCCGTGGTGAGGCCGCCTGCATCGTAGAAGGTGCAGAAGCGGTGCAATCCTATCTGCGCCATCACCCCGATTTGACGTTGGAATTCGCGGTAATCCACTTGGAATCACATCCGTCCGTCTACATCAAGGAAGAAGTCTGACATTGGTTGAAAAAATCAACTTGCAGCAGGAAGCGTTGAACGCTTTGACGGATGCGGCTCTCAGCAGCGAGAAGCCGGGGCAAGCGTTCATCAAAGGCTATTGCTCCCACGCCTACCGTCAACCCAGTCAGGATGAGGAGCATGCCGCAGCCGTCATGATAGCGAGGCGTATACGCTCCATCTTCCATCTGGAGGAACCGGACGAAGATGATCTGGTCGGTCAATGCGCATGCATCTACCGGGATATTCAAACCAGCCTGCATGATGCCTATGACCGGTTCGAAGCCGAAGACGAGCGGCAACTCGTGGAAATCACCGGCTACATCGGCCGCAACTGCCATGAGCTGGAAGGATGCGCCGTCATCTTCACCTGGAAAGGCGAAACCAAAGCCGGAACACTCCACTACAACGGTATGAGCGACCTCAGCATCCGCGGATTGGACTATGACACGGATTACGTGTTGGAAGTCTGGCCGGACGATTCCATCCACGGCGTCAACAAGAACGTGTACGACCTGCACGTGTTCGCAGGAAAGAAGAGCAGCAATTGAGCAATGAAACAGTGACGCGAGTCGGTGACGCCGATCCGGTAGAACATCCCGCACACTACGAATTATCCCATCCCGGTCTGGAATGTATTGACCTGACCGCCGGCATGAGCTTCTGCATGGGCAACGCCGTCAAATACGTGTGGAGATACCGGTCGAAGAACAAGCCGGTCGAAGACCTGAGAAAGTCTCTCTGGTATACGCATTATGCGGAAAACAGGAACGAGCCCGTCGCTTTGACCTGCCGTCAGCTTGGCATCATCAATGCGCTGCAGCATCAATCCCAGACGGAACAATACGAATTCCAGTTCTGGAATGCCTTACGGTTCGGAGATTATCCGAAGATGTGCCGGGCTATCGCGATGATGATTCGACTGGCAGAAGGAAAGAATATCGACGATATTAACCAGGAGCTGGAATCTTGAACGGGGCATCATCGGCCAACATTCCTTACAAGAACGAATTACGAGACCGTCAAGGATGCGGCGAATACGGGAGACGGCACAAGCCACTCCTTGATGCGGCAATCAATGACATACGTATCCGATTCGAAGGGAAAACGGTAGAAGTCGAATTCAATGACACAGCCCCGAAGCCACTGCAAGGCTTTACAGTCACCGCGCCCGTTCAGATTCTGGAACACAACACCGGATGCTGGTGGGAGAGAACAATCACGGCACGAATCAGAGACGGCTCAACCATTCCCGTCGTGTTGGATCACGTGTATTGGAATTGGATCACCGGCACACCCATGCACATTCATCTCGACGGCATTCAACGCATCCGGGTCATCGAAGACAAGCATCATCAAAGAGAGGAAAACAATTGAGCGTGAACCAACCGTTGACGGACAGCGAAGCCAGGAACATCTTCATAAACGGCGCGGAGGACTTCTATTCACTGTCGGCAAACCCGCAATTCTCCAACGTAGCCGAACTGTTTGACGCCTGGCTTACCGAGCATGATCGCCAACTGCTGGCCAAAACGGAAACCGAAGCAGGGAAACGAATCTCCAGCGAACTCAAACTCGAACATGCAAGCGACGCCCACGCCCGAACGGAACCATCCCGCGCATACATTCAAGGATGCAAGGCCGCGAGAAGCCTGCTCGAGGACGCCATCCGAGACATGACGCAAGAACAGGGGACGCTATGAGTTTCACCAATACAACCCCGAAGACGGCAGCGCTTATTACACAGACAAAGACGACGCAGACGATGACGCCAGTTCCGACGGATGGCAATTGGATGGAGACGAAAACCACTACTGTCCGCAACACTGGCATCTGACCTGCAGCAAATGCAGGAAAACAGCAATGGGAAACCATGACGAACTCATTGAAAACGGATGGGACTGCGCCACAGACGAGTGGCTGTGCCCGGAATGTCATTAAGGAGAAAATTTGAGCAAATTCTACGAACCATTAAAAACAATCGTCAAAGAGGATGATTGGAAGATCGTCGAGGAGAACGAACACACTCTGGCCTGTTCCTGTAACGGGTTGAACGGCTGGGCTATCAGCGGCATGAGTGTGGTGGAATATTCGCAACGACGTTTGGCTTTCTTCCGGGACAATAGGCTGATCGGTGAAATCAAACTGTATGACCTTGACCTGGCGGGACGAGTCGTTGATGAATACATGACCGGCGGGTTCAATCCGACCATGTTCATTTCCTTGGATACGACGATGGAACAGTGGTGCCAGCAAATCGAAGACGCCTATGCAGGAGTGCTGACTGGACTTGAAGAGGAGGAAGATGCTGATGCCGGAAGCCAATGAGAGCATTGCACCTTTCACTCTGCTGGGTGGAATCCTGTATCTAAACGAGTTCGAACTGTTGCCGGGACTGTCGGCTGACGCTTGCCGGGACATTGGACGACTGCGGCGTAAAGCCGTATCCGCTCATCTGGTAGGTGACAGGAAAACGGTTGTCTCCTGTGCCAGACAGATCAACCGTGTGGTCGAAGCAGACAAGCGACGCCGAGAACGACTCTCCTCCAAGAAAGGTCGGCCGACACCGAAACAGAAACCGGCACAAAAGAAGAAGAACACTGGTTCCGGATACGATGCCGAATACCGGCGCTTCAGGGAACAGTTCATGCGTGATGTGACCGATCCGAAGAAAATCCGTGAAGCAGACCGTCTCGCATTCTTCAGTGGCGCGCAAATCATTCTTGAAAACTAACAAAAGGAAAGAATCTTGAAACATCCAATCCTTATCAGCCTCAGCATCATGCTGGCCGCAATCATCGCAGTCGCCTTCCATCTGGCAAAAGACCCTGTCTGACCATGCCCCGATATCACAGTCGAGCCGAACGAGCAGCCGACCTGCTCCAGTCGCGTCGTTCCACGGTGGAATCCGTCGCCAAGCAGACCGGTTTGCCCGTCGATATCGTTCGCCAGATCAACGAGCCTATCGCCAAACGTCTGGCGGAGCAGGATGCGGTGGATGCCGCGGAACGTAGCATGAGGAAAGCCGAAGCGAAGATAATGCGCGAACAGTATCCGTGCCCGCTTTGCTCCACTGGTCATGCGGAACCGCATGACTGCGACACGTTCCTTCCCCTCGGGTTCATACACGGTGGCGAACGTGACGGACAAATGGACGGCTTCTGGTGCCACCCGTACTTCTGCTCCTGTTCGAACCAACGGTGCATCGCCTGTAATATTTTCCCCAGCAAAAGCAGAGAGGAAGCCGTCGAACGGTTCTGCGCCGGAGACTTCGCCCACGAAGACGATTTCATCGAACTGAAAACCGGCAAACGTTACCACTATTCGCAATACGGTATCGAACAGCAAATCCTCCGATACCTAGCTCAGTGGAACGCCAGCCAGGTCAAACAGCTCGGATTCGACCCGAAACTAGTGGATACATTGGCCATGCAACGGACATTGGATCGTATGGGCGACAAATACGCTGGCGTGTTCGACACGACGCTACTATGCCCCAGCTGCGGAATGAAAGGCGAATACCGGAAAGCCATCAGTCCAATCACGCACACGAAGACATGGTGGCGGGTTGGCTGTCCTTATTGCAAAACCAGAACCCGATACTCGTTCCCCAGCCAGAAAGAAGCCTCGGAAGCATTCGAGACAGGCAAGTTGGAGAAGAAGCCAGCAATACTACAGGAAGGAAAACGTTGAGCAATTTCTACAAGGCGGGCGCAGCCGCAATGACCTCGAACAAGGACGATTGGGAAACACCTCAAGCCTTGTTCGACCAGTTGAATGAGGAATTCCGCTTCACTCTCGATGCCGCCTCAAACGACCAGAACGCGAAGTGCGAACATCACTACACGGCTGAAAACAGCGGTCTCGAGCATTCATGGGGGGGGGGAGACAGTATTCTGCAATCCTCCCTACGGGCGGAACATCGGCGACTGGATACGCAAAGCCTCCCAGGAAGCCAGCAAACCGGACACTCTCGTAGTCCTATTGGTTCCCGCACGCACTGACACCCGCTGGTTCCAGAACCATATCCTGCACCGTGCGGAAGTCCGGTTTCTGCCCGGACGTTTGAAATATGAGGTGAATGGTCAGGCCGGTGAAGCGGCACCATTCCCCAGCATGATCGTGGTCATGAGAACAGGAGAAAGGTGACTTCCTCCCCGCGTCGGCGACGTGATTTGTTTCAGTCGCGGACAATACGATTCCGACCTGGCCTACGGGCATGTGGGAATCGTTGAAAACGTGGGGCAGGACGGTTCCATCACCACCGGGCCGGCGCGGTTGGGTGCCCCCCGGCTTCAGCCGTGGGGAGGAAAACCGCGCCCCGCATCATGACCCTGTACCGCCATTACGCGCGTAATGGTGATATACTAGTGGCATGAGTCAGAAAGTCCGGGTCACACGTGTCAAGGTCAAGGGCGGGCAACCATACCTCGGCCAGCATGACGGCACGCCCATGTACTCGGGCGACCCGGACATTGTCATGCGTTGGCTGTGCGACGGGTGGCGGAGCAGGTACAACCAGTGCAGGTCCACCCGCCGCAAGTACGGTCCAAACCATGAGCTCGTCCCCATCGGCGATACGGTCACGGACCTGACCGACGCGCAGGCGCGCCGCGCATGCCCATGGCTCGCCGCCCTGCCGACACTCATCCTGCAATCCCCATCAAAACTCGAAGCGGTGGAATGGTATTCCAACGTGAAACGCCGCAAGACCGCACGCAAACACCACAGGAACCCCGGGCGCATGCCACGCTTCAAGTCACGGCACCGTAACCCGCTCACGTTCGTCTGCTGGTATAACGGCGGCAGGAACGCCGTATTCCGCCAAGTCAACAAGACGCACGGCATCGTCACCATCACCGGGCAGAACCCGGTCGGATTCCGCGCGCACGGCGCACGATGGCGGGTCGAAATCCACGTGAAAACCAGCCAACCGGTCCGCACGTACACGAACATCCGCGTCAACTGGACCGACCGGACCCTCGTATTCACGAACCCGCCCCAACCGTTGGACACGGCGCCGACCGGCCGGGCGGTCGGATTGGACCGTGGTGTCGCCCACCAGCTCGCCACGTCGGACGGCGGGTTCATCGACCTGCCGCAAGCCAAACTCAAACGCATCAGCGGGGAGATCGCCCGTCGGCAGAAAGCCATGGCCCGCAAAGCCCTGCTCGCCGGATACCGGAGCCAACGCGACTACCGCAAGCACGGCACCAGCAAACGGTACGAGCGGGAACGCAGGCAGGTCGCACGCCTGTACCGGAAAGCCCGGAACATCACCATGGACTGGGCACAGCAGGTCACGACCCGGCTGGTCCGCGACTACGATTTCATCGTCGTGGAGGACCTCAACCTCCAAGGCATGACCAGACGGTGCAAACCGAAACCCGACCCCGAGCATCCCGGACACTGGCTGCACAACGGGCAGACGGCGAAACGCGGGTTGAACCGCGGGCTGCTCCAATCGAACCTCGGGCTGATCCGCTGCCTGCTGGAATACAAGACCCGGCTCCTGCCGGGCAAGACACTCGCCACAGTGAACCCCGCGTACACGAGCCGGACATGCATCCGATGCGGATATTGCGCAAAGGAGAACCGTGAAAGCCAAGCGGTCTTCTCATGCACGAAATGCGGATTCACATGGAACGCCGACCTGAACGCCGCCGTGAACATCCTCGACATGGGTGTCCATGCGGCGTCGGCCGGCGAGTTAAGCGAACAGGGTATGGACTATGCCCTGCGGGCGGTAAACACGGCAAGACACGGTGACGCTACACGCGGAAACCGCGCACTGTTCGCCCGCGAACCTCAGTCGTCGGACATAAGCTCGGCGACTGGAATCCCCCGGCTTTAGCCGCGGGGAGGAAGTCAATACTAGAAAGGACATTCCATTGAAGGATGAGAAACTTGAAACTGTCGCCAAAGAGGTGTTCCTGAGCATCCCGCCCGACGTCAGGACAGGCGTGTTCATCGACGTTTTCACGCCATGCGACTGGCATCACGCCGCCCGCTGCATGGTCGATTACGCGGGGATTCTAGATGACCCGCGCGAACCGTTCAACCTCGTCTGCGACATGCCGGTCATCTGCACGACCGCCGTCACGGAAAAGACCGTCGTCTCGGACGTGCGCCCGCTGGTCGGACTGCCGGACGACGCCTACGACGATATCGTGGCCGGCGAGATGGATTACGTCGTCGTGCGCAGCGCAACGGACGGACCCGTGTACGTCGAGGGAATCCGGCCAGACGACGTCGAACAGGCATACGACGAATACCTCGACGAGATGATCGACATCATGGCCGGGTCGGGGAGGGACGTGCTGCAGGACGCCTTGGAGGCCGCCCATTGGCTGGCATACCGGCTTTCCGAACTGACCCAGCGGCATCTCGTCTTGGAAAGGAGCCGGACTTGGAAACTCGCGGAGTAAGAGTCAGGTTCTCCTCCCCCGCAAATGAGAACCGGTACTGGTGGACGATACGCGAATGCGACGGACGGTACGTGGTGTGCGTACGCGAACGTCTAGCCTTGCCGGACGGCTTGCTCGCGTACACGGTTGCCGACCGGCGGAACGGAACACGCGGCCACGTCAAGGACGAACGTTCGGGCGTCAAGGGCGCGTGCCGTCCATCCGACGCGGCATGGCTGCTGGAACAGGCGAAAGCGCAGGGGATTACCGACACCGAGCCGCTGTGTGTAGCGGAATACAAGGAGAAGCATTGAACGCATTCGACCATACGGGCGTAACACTCCCGAAACATCAGAACAACGCCGCGTCGGGCATCCTGACCGGCTGGCACGAGGGGATGTACATATGAACCCTTTAAACGGATTGACATTGTTCTATCAGGAAGAATCCCCCCACAGCGGCCAGCCGCTGGTTCTAGGTAAAAAAGATAGAAGAAGATAGGAACAAGAAAGGACAGCATCTGGCTGCTGTCCCAGATGACATCCTCGCCCTAACTGACTGCAAACAAAGAAAAACCCCTTCGCGTTTTTCCCCGATGGAATACGCGAAGGGGTAATCTTGCCGGACTCGGGGTAGGCCGCAAAGCATGTGGACATGGGTGCCCGCGACACTGAGCCTGACCGCCTGATTAGGCGTTGAGCGGTGTGCCGCAGTTCGGGCAGAAGTTGGTTTGTCCGTCCAATGGCTGACCGCATTTGGGACAGTTGTTCGTTATTGCCGGATGGGGGATAGGGGCTGGAACGGGTGATGTCACAGGCATCGGCACAGTGCTCGTCACCGGCGCTGCTGACGCAGGAGCCTGTTGTTTGACTGCAGAAGTGAACAGTCTGACGACACGTGGCGGAATATTGTCCACCGGCAGCAGGCTCAGGGATTGGATTTCCGCAACCAACTGTCCAGGCGTCACGACACGAACATTGCCCGGCCAGACGGCTTCGCTGACATCCGGGTTGCCGTTATGTCCGCCCGGTACCATGCAGACCATCCATTGGGCCGCCACGTGATAGGTTTCGAGCGTGGACGCCCAATTATCGCGTTGGGTTGCCATGTTCTCGCTCATCTTGACCACGGGTGTTCCGTCCGAGCCTTTGATGAGGGCTCGACGGCTGATGCTCATGCGCACCAGGTTTCGTGGATCCAGATTCACGTATTTGGTGTCGCTGCCGCCCTTGTAGTTCTTTGCGTCCACGAACCAGGCATGTACCTGCTGTTGCGGGTCTATGCCGACCAGCACGCAGTCGATGTCCGCGTTGATGGGCTGGCGGTTCTCGTTGAGCCCGTACAAGGACCAGAAGGAGATGACGTTGAGCTGCATGTAGGCGATGATTCTGGCCAATGCGGATTCGCCCTGCTGGCCGGCCTGTACGGCCGTGTTTCCGAAAGCGGAATAGTCCAAGCCGGAACCCGGATCGCCGTACAGTTTCCCGAGCTGGCGTTCCTGTTGCAGGTTCGCGTTGAGGCTGGCTTCATACAACGGGTCGGGGGAGCCGCCGTTGTCGTGGTCTATCATGAACCAGCCATAATAGGAGTCCTCGTTGCTCATGGCGGCCACCAGTCCGTATCGGGGTGCAAGACGGTTCAGCTCCGTCTGCGTGTCCATAATGAGGGAATTGCTTGTCGGCTGTGGTTCGCCATCGTCATGACTCAGGATGCCGCGCAAAACGGCACCTCCGATAAGTGCGATAACCACACCCATCATGAGCTGGACGAACCCCAGTCCATTCGTCGCAGTCGATTCACCAGTACCGGCGAATGGCCGTATCGCATAATCAATACCCAGCGACATGACGATCGCGGATATTAATCCCAACACGCCCGTATAGATTCTGGCCCGCATGGTCTTGCAGAAAACCATGCGGACTATGACAGCGATGATGGTGACGATCAGCGCCAGTATTCCTATGCCGTTCAGCTCCTGGAAAAACGGGTCAAGATGCCCCATGGTTTATGTCTCCTCTCCTCAGTCGTGTATCGGTTGGCGGTATTCCAAAATCCGACGGTAGTCCTCCAAAAGGAATACCGTGACATCCATCTCACAGGACATCTGATAGATCTCGCCATCATATTCCCGTTCGGCCTGCACATAGTCCGCAGGGTCGATCAGAAACATGGCGGTTTCACGGCGCACACGCCATTCGGCATGGCTTTTCCCGTATTCCGCATGCGAATCATCGGCGTGCAGCCAGTGGAACAATTCATGGGTGAGAGAGCATCGTTTCTGCACGTCGGTCATGTGCTCGTCGATGATTATGGTCTGGACAGCCTCACAGTAGAGGCCTGAAGTGTCATCATCAAGCGTAGCTTCGATGACGTGGACTGGCTGGGTTTCCACGGCATCGAGCATCTGTTCATAGGTCATGCCACGGTTGATGGGCATGTGGCGGTCGAATGGTGCGGCCGTCAGCACGGTTGAATATCCTCCTATCGAATCGGTTCGAGAAGAGGATACTCTGACAGAACGGGGGCAAGCAGTCGTCACTAGCGGCCGTCACCGCCTTCCATTTCCGCGAGCTTATGCGGATCCTTGTTCGCCGCCAGGGACACGTCGCCCCTACGTAGTTTCTCCAAAACGATACGCTTACGCTCCTCATCGGTGAGGGAGTCCGGGCCAGTGGCATCCTCGCCTGCGTTCCCGGATTCGATTTCGGTTGACGGGGAATGTTTCCGTATTGGCCGTCTTTCTTCGTCGTTGGCGAGCAGCGGGGATGACGATCCGTCGAGGATTTGAACGATATCATCACCATCCATGACCGCGACGAACTGATACGAGGAGATCGAGTCGGCTCCCGTGGCTTCGGGGTGCGAATGGTCGGCTTTGAAATCGACATATGAAGTCAGCTGGCCGAATGTCATCCTCCAAAGCTCGCACATGCGTTCGAGGTCGGCTATACGCCATTCCTGCTCGTCGTTTACCCGTTCTCGGACGTATTTTTCGCTGCGCCTGATTCCACGCGCCAACGCACGGTTGGATAAACGACGTATGCCCATCTGGGATTTGACGCCGATGTTGATTCGTCGAGCGAATTCGCTGACCTCTATTTTCGTTGCCATGTCTCTATTCTACGGCTTTTTGCGTCTATTTGATGCGTCACGCCGACACGCCGATACTATTTGCGCCTACATGGACGCACCTGTATAACCTTAAATGCGCCCACATAGACGCAACTGATACATAGGAGACCTTTTCAAAATGACAAACCGTAAGGAAACACCATCAAGAACCGGAAAAGCGATCCGCGACCGGATAAACGCGATTATCGGAATCAACCGACATTCGAACTACGAAGTCGCCCGCATCATCGACAAATCCGAACGCTACGTGCGTGTCCACCGCAAGGGCGATCTCGAATGGAGCCTGGGGGATGTTGAACGATACGGGGCGGCCACCGGCTACACGCCAGGCGAAATCATGGCGGACACGTTCACGATAAAGCCGGCCATGAAGCGGTAGCACTGGTCCATCGCTAAGGAGCTTATATGAGGCAATATGCTCTAATCCATCGGGCCATCCTAGACGATCCGAGCTGGCGATGCCTGACACGTTCGCAGCAGAACCTGTATCTCCTGCTGCTACTGAAACTTTCGACCAATCTCTGCGGCATCGTTGACTGGCGTCCTAAAAAGCTTGCCGTTAACGCTTCGGATATGACTGTCGAGACGATAGAAGCCGATGCCGTCGTCTTGGAGAAGAAACTCTATATCGTACGAGATGAGGACACCGATGAAGTGCTGATACGTTCCTTCTTGCGAAACGACGCGCCTCTCAAAAGCAGTAAGACAGCCATCGCTGTTCGCTCTAGCTACACGGATACAGCTTCGTCGAAACTGCGTGGAGTCATCGTTTTCGAGTTGCAGCGGCTGTACAGGGAGCAGCGTGACTGGCAGGGATGGGATCAGGTTAGGGATCTGCTTGACTTGCCATCAATCGACCCCCGGAGAATTGTGTCAGGAGGTGAAGAAGCGGTATCCGATGCTCTCAACCGTTATCGGGAGAGCTCTTTCTCTCCTCTACGGGATACCTCATTCGATACTCCATCAGATGGGGTATCTCAAGGGGTATCGGATACTCCATCAGATGGGGTATCTCAAGGGGTATCGGATACTCCATCAGATGGGGTATCTCAAGGGGTATCGGATACCCAATCCGATTCATATTCTCCCCTTATACCTAATACCTTATACCCAATACCTAATTCCTCTTTCCGTGCAAAAAATGAAAAATCGGCGGACGAGTCCGCCTCAGAGCCTGAAAACGAGAACGCTTCTTTCGAATCTTCTCAGAGTTCCAGCAGGGTCGAGGAAGCCTCTCCGGTTCAGAAGAAACCTTCCGCGGTTTCTTCGAAGAAGAGAAAAGTTCCGAAAAAAGAGAAGAAGCCCGCGACCCGTCAGACCGTGTTGGCCCCGGACTGGAAGCCCTCGCCCGAACTTCGCATCGCCACGGCCAAGGCTGGAATCAACCTGATCCGCGAAGTCACCCTGTTCGTCGCCTACTACACGCAGGAGAAACCCGAATACCGCAGCGCCAACTGGGATGCCACATACAGGCGTTGGCTCGAACGGGACATCCAAAACCTGAAAATGGGGCGCGACCCCAACAACATCGCGCTACACCCGGAGAACCTACCGGTGAACGGCAGGCTGCCGAAGAGCGTGCTGAACGACATGCATAACGAGGAACTACAGGCGCGGGCCGCCGCCTGGGATGAAGCCCATCCGCGAGAGGAGGAGTTCGATGAACTTTAACGAAGCTCTGCAGGTGCTGCGCCGCATCAACGTGCATCACGGCAACGCGCCAATCAGTGACGCTCAAGCCCAATGCTTCTACGAGGAGCTGGCCAGATCGGTGTCGTTCGACGAGGCCAATGCCGCAGTCCGGGAGTTCTACGCATTGCATCCTCACGGCGAATGGATGACGGTGGGGGATATCAACCTCGCCGTGAGAAGGAAACGACGACAGTCGATGCCTTCGGAGGCGACCATCACCCGGCTGATGGAGGAGAACCAGATTTCCGACCCCGACGAGATGTGGCAGTTCCGACGCTCTCTGCTCAAATCATTGGGCCGTGGCCGCCCCGCCACGCAGGCGGTGCAGCGTGCGTTGGAATTGTCCCGTCACCCGATGCTGGGCGGCCCGAGGGACGGGGCGACGAAAAGCCTGCCGCAGACACGGCCGGGGGGAAACCCCAATCCACGCGATCCGGCCCCGGTCGCGACCGTCGTCCAAAGCATCATCGGCGGACTCTCGGCTCGGCCGCATCGGGCGGAATAGCCCCCGGCCATCGCAAGAACATCGAATCAAGAAACGCCATCAGAAAAACCGATTGGAGAAAAAACAAATGGCAGACATCACCACACAAACAATCCGAGACACCTTCTTGGACAACCTTCCCGAAAACGTGACGCGCGAGGAAGGGGAGGCGTTCTGGAACGCATGGCTGAACAGGCAACGCGAAGGGCATGAACCGGACATGCCGACACCTCCGGTCGGATTCCAGTACGCACCAGGCGAAGTGGACGAATTCGACTACGGCGAACCGGACCTGGAAGACGAGCAGCTGACTGAGGACCAGAAGCGAGACATGCTGGGATTGGTGCATGATTATGCGATGAACACGTCGGAACTGGCACGCACCATGCTGGACTGCCAGCATTTCGACGACCCGCAGATCCGGGAGCTCGTACGTCAGACGTTCAAGGATCTCGAATGCGCCGGAAGCCACGTGTCTGACGCTTTGAAGCTGATGGGTTGGACCGCGGACGATGCGACGGTCGGCTGAATTCGCTTCCGTTGCCGTCGATGCCGGGCCATGCGGCAACGGAAGAAAAACGGTTATTTTCAATAAAAAACCGGTTAATTACAAACCCTGAGGTTACAGTGGGAACTGTTTGAGAAAACTCAGGCAAGGAGAACCCTCGAAATGACCAAACGTAACAGCAGCGGTCTGCGCAACGCGGGCGCCATCGCCACCGTCGCGGCATTGACCCTCGGCATGGCGGGGCCCGGCGTCATGACGGCCACCGCCGACGAAAACACCGCGAACGGCAACACCGGCAACAACGCCTCTCAAGCCGTGCCGGAGCCCAAATACACGACCACCGTCGACGGCGTGACAGTAGTCACCTTCACGAAAGACAGCACCGGCGGTTACACGGCAACCGTCCCCACGGTCACGGGCAAGTTACAAGACCATGTGCCCGTGACCGGCCCCGGCGGATTCCTAACTAGCTTGAACTTGACGCGCACGCCGAATAAGAATGACACCAGCGTCGTCGGAGAGGTCAAGGTATCCGGTTCCGCCATCTACACCGGACAGGCAGACAACAACGGTCCGAAGTTCACCGTGAACATCGCCCACTACGAGCAAACGTACGGCCAGGCGGTGCAATGGAACAAAGAGAACCTGACGGACGGCCAGACCATCGACCTTGGCACCTCCACGCTTCCGGCCGACAACAATCCGACCGACCAGCTTGATTTCGCAGGCAGTAAGACCGGCTTCAAATGGGGTGCGGCGAAATGGTCCAACACAAACGGCGCATCCACCGTCACCCGCACAGGCACCACTTCCCGAACCGTGACCCTAAAAGACGATACGGCCGGCATCAACCAGAAGTGGACGGTCAACTTCACCAAGAAAGCCGTGCGCACCGACGCATGGACCACCCACGTGAACGGCAAGAACTACATGTTCCAACTCGACAAGGATGACACCGCCAAGGCCACGTTCGACGAAGCCCACGAATATCCGGGCAGTGTCCACGTCACCGGCAGCAGCAGTTTCGACATGAATCCCACGCCCACGTTCGACAAGGCCGACCCGAGCGAGAAGCTCGGCCAGTTGGATGTTTCCGGCACCGCCAGCTACACGCACCCCAAGGACGACAATGCTCTGACCCCCGCGTTCGAGGCCAGCATGCCGTTCTCCTACACGTCCGGCAACCCGATTGGCATCGACGGCCCAAGCAAGGCGCTGTTGAAGGGTTCCGACGGGAAGACCTACTACCAGAAGTATTCCAACTTCACGCTGGACAACAGCAACAATCCGAACACGGATGAGCTGAAACTATCCGATGGCAAGGAGTTCAGCCAGGCGTTCAAAATCGACTGGGCCAAGGACGTGAACGGCAATCCTGCAGTGGAAGTCGCCGAGCAGAAGGCCGAGGACGGCACCACCAGCGTGTTTGTCCGTCGTAAGGGAACAGTCGATGGCACCGTGACCGTCAAGGATCCGGCCAGCCACAAGAGCGTTGATGTTCCGATCCATATCGCAGTCACCGCCGACCGAGCCCAGGACAAGAGCTTCACCGGCCTAACCGTGACCCGCACCGACGCGACAGGAAAAGCCACCGTATACGACGGGGCCAAAGACTTCAACGCAAAATTCAACCCCGACACCCATGAATACACGCTGACACTACCGGCCGACGCGGTCGGCGACAGCTACACGCTGGGCCTCACCCACGGTGTCGACGCCCAAGCCTCCAAACCGACGCTCACGCTCGGAGAGGGCGCCTCCCGCGTACTCAAGGTCAACGTGAACGGAGCTGACTACACGGTGAACGTGAAATTCCAGCCAGCCGACCTGAAAGCAGATTCCCCCGCGAAACTCACCGGCCTGTACGTGAACAAGACCGGAGAAAACACCAAGGGCGACCTCATCGACAACTGGGATCCGAACCGGCTCGACTACGTGCTCGCGTTGGGGGAGAAGGAGCCAAGCCCATACGTGCTACCCGAAGCCCCCGACGGAGTCACCATCAAAGGCGGCAACATCACGCAAAACGCGCAATCCACCCGTCAGGAATGGACCGTCACCGACACCGCAACCGGAACCAGCCGCATCTACAGCCTGACCGTCACCCGCCCCGTGAAAACCGCAGTAACCGAATTCAAGCCCGCCGACCCAGCCAAACAGGCTTCCACAGTCGACCCGGCCAACCAACAGGACACCGCGCTCGCATCGCACGGGTACACCGACAAAACCGGCAAATACGTCACATCCGACAAGGATTCTTACATCATCCCGGAAGGCGGCACTTTCGCCTACACGCCAAAGAACGGCCAATCCGCAACAGTCACGGTAGCCCACGAGGGAATGACCTACACATACACGGTCAACGTACTCGCCCCAGACGGCACCACGTTCGCACAACACACGTACACCGTCACCTATATCACGGCAGCAACCCACAAGGCGCAGCTGACCGGCATCCTCGTGGACGGTACGGCCGTCAACGGATTCGATCCGGCCAAACATGAATATGCCGCATCCGTGAATGACCCGGACGAGTGGATGGTCTCCCCTCAATACGACAAGGTAAGCGGCATGACAGTCAGCACCGAAAAGAAAGGCGCCGACGCTACCATCACCGTCACATCAGGTGACGGACTGGTCAAAACCACCTACAAGGTGCACGTCACCCGCAAACCATTCGGCGGCAACGGAAACAATGCTCTCGGACTCGCATCCACGGGCGTCGGAATCGGATGGGTCGGCTGGCTTATCGGCATTCTCGCCATCATCGGCGGAGCATTGGGAATCACGGCCGTGACCCGCAAGACGAAATCCAATGATGCAGACGAATCCTCCGAACCGGAACCAGGGAACGACGCGACGCCGTCTCCTGATCGGTCTCAAAACGTCTGATCCAATCAACAGGCTGTGAGGCGAACGCCTCCGTTCTTCGACTTGCAGTCTGTCCGCAAAGCTTGCTGTCATGCGGGACCCTCCTGCAACTGGCTCCTCACAGCATGGCAGCAACATCAGGGATGCCGAAAGGCATCCCTTGTTTTTTTGAACAATTGCGGTCGCAATCCCCTTCCGTGAGGGAGGGGTCAAGACCGCCTCACATACTTTCTGTTTGGCTTCTGCTGGTCCTGTATATATCGCTTGATGATTTCCAGTGGCGCTCCGCCACAGCTCACGATGCAGTAG